GAAAGAGTGTTACAGAATAACAACGAAAAGAGGAAGGGTGCTTGAATGCAGTGGGGATCATCCCATATTGACTGTTATAAAGAAAAGAAGTGGTGAATTTAGGTATTTTGGGGCTGACTTCAGAAGAGCTGACTCTCTTAGAGTTGGTCGTAAAATATGTGTATCGGATGGTGTGGATATATGGGGAGATAAAAAAATGTTTGATCCATATCTTGTTGGTATTCTAATAGGGGATGGGAGCTATGGTTTTGATAAGACTCCTGTCGTGTCTACCAGTGATAATGAGGTGTATGATTATATACGATCTAAATATGAGTGTTGTATAGAGAAACAGTATAAGACTAAGAACGGAAAAGACTATAGGGAAATAAGAATAAAAGGTATATGCCATGAGTTAAGGGAACTTGGTATATATGGTCAGACTAAAAAAAACAAAACACTTCCTTTAAATATACATTTATATAGAAGGGAGGATGTTATTATGATGATTAGGGGGTATTTTGATGCTGATGCTACTTTTTGTTCTAATAATGATAAAAGACATCATTGTATAAGTGTAGGATCTTGTAATAAACATCTTCTTGAAGAAATAAAGGATGTTCTTTTTAAATTTGGAATACATAGTACTATTTCTTATAGCCCATCTAAAAATCCAGCAGATAGATCTATTATTCTTGATTCATATGTATGTAATATATTGGATAAATTATCCATGTTTAAATATTGTAATATAATTGGAACAGATATAGGATATAGAAGAGAAAAACTTGATTCTATAAGGGAATTTAGTTCTAATTTTAGCACATTTGGTTCTTTTAGGTCAAAATATTTAGATGGAGTGATAATAGAAAGGATAGATAAGATAGAGTATATAGGAATTAAGCCTGTTTACAATCTCACTGCATCAGATACTCACACTTATATAGCAAATGGTATTATAACTCATAATACCGGAGGTAATGTAGAAAAGTCTCAAGATGCCCAGAAAATCATGAACTCTCCGGACGAATATGGATTCATTATAATGAATTATGATATTCTAAATAAGAGAGTTATTAAACCAACATGGCGTATATGTAAATCTGGATGCTTTGTTCCGGCCCAGATGTCTCATGCTTATGAAAAGAAAGAAACGACTCTTGATAAGTATCTTGGAGTAGAGAATGCTCCCGGTCTTAAGAAGATAAAAATAAAAGTTTCAGACTTTGATAAAAATACTGGAATAATAAAATCACGTCTTGACGAACTTGTCAAAAAGGATAGAGCTTTATACGTCCAGGAACGAATGGCATTCCCTTTGTCTATAGATGATTGTTTCCTTAATACGAACGTAAATAGGTTCCCTGTAGAAGATGCGTTGAAGCACAAAAGCCGTCTTCTTGAAGAAGGTAGGCCTGGTAAAACAGTGGATATTTATCAGATAGACGGCATGAAAATGGGGTATAATTTTAGTGATAAGCAGCTTGCTGATTATCCGTTTCAAGGTGGTAACATAGATTCTCCTGTTGTTATATATGAGGATCCACCAGAAGAAGGAGGTGTTTTTGATTACACTTATGTCTCATCGCTTGACCCCTATAAATCTGACAAGGCTGATACTGATTCTGTTGGTTCGTTTTATGTACTTAAAAGATATGTAAAAATCAACGATCCATTTGCTTATTGCATAGTAGCATCATACGCATCACGTCCTCCATCTTCCGATGATTTTTGTAGGAATTGTGAAATACTTCAAGAAGCGTATGGGGCCAAGTGTCTTATGGAGAATGCCGACCGAATGTATGAATTTTATCTTACGAGACGAAATAAGCAGCTTATGTTGCTGGAAGATGGCGAACGTCTTGCCGGTAAGATTATCCGTGCCGGAGCCCGTCAGAACAATAAGCTCGGTTTGGCTCCTACGGTTCCCAATCAGCGTATGCTTTTCAATACCGTTATTCAATATTGTTGGGAGGATGTTGTTGTTGGGTATGATGATGATGGTAATGAAATAACACAGAAAGGTATTTACCGTATCCCTGATATAGAACTTCTTGATGAGATCATAGCCTTCGGCCCCGGGACCAACACCGACCGTATCATAGCCTTCGGCCACGCTCTTCTTCTGGCTAAGTATTATGATGATATGGGTTACATGCCTGAAAGTACGACTCAGAAGGAGAATCAAAAGAAGAGAGAGCGCAAGAAGATAGAACAGGTCAAAGGATTTACGGTAAGAAGACATAACCCTTATAAAATGAGGTGACGAGAACAAATTCCTTATCTTTGTGAAAAATAGGATAATAGGATGGAATATTTCAATAGAGATCAGGCTTTTCCGGCCAGAGGAGTATTTTCAGGTTTGCCGGTACAGGCGATACCTACCAAGAGAAAAACCAAGGAGTGGTTTAAAGCCACTATGGATTCTCTTGAATTGATTGGTTTGAAGCAGCTTGATGAGAACCAGAAGTTCAAGGATTTTTATAGAATGATGGAAGGTAAGTTATCCTTTATGGAGCTGAAAGACGTAATTCCTTATCTTAAGGATGTTCAGTCTATAAGGGACAATGTAAATATTCCATCATTCTTACGTCATTATGATATAATAGGTACGATCGTAAACGCTTTTGTAGGATGGTTGGGCAACCTTTCTGACAAGTATAATGTAGTTGGATTGGACGAATCTGAAGTGAATCAGTATTCTGCCACGAAGGAGAATCTCCTTCATAATTACATTAAAGAGGAATTGGACAGAAGGGTTAGGCAAGAATTGTTAAATAGGGGATTGGATCCGGATTATAATAATTTTGCAAGCGAAGAAGAAAAGCAGGCTTATGCTCAACAGATACAAGAGGTGAAAGCATCTATGACCCCTCCTGAGATAGAGAATTTCATGAATACAAAATGGAAGACTGCCGAGGTTATATGGGGTTCTCATACGCTTGAAGCAGACAGGGGGCGTTTTTACATGGATGAGATAGACACCGAGAATTTCATCGACTATCTTCTTACCGGTCGTTGTTTTAGAAACTATCATGTAGGATACGACTATTATAAGCCGGAGAGGTGGTCTCCGTTGAATACGTTTTACTCTAAGACATTAGATAGCAAGTATCCGCAGTACGGTGATTATATTGGTCGTGTTCATTATTATACTGCCAATGATATTATAGTAAGGTGGGGGCATCTTCTTACGGCAAAAGACAAGCAAAAGCTTATAGGAGGTGCTGATAATTTCAATGGTACTTATAACAATGGTGATAATGGAAGCTATGTAAGTTTATCCAAATCGGCGAGTGTAGGGATGTTATATCAGAATAAGGTAATACCTTGGAAAGGATATAATGATTATGCTTCTATAAAAGCTTATGAGGATTATTACGGTATTCCAGCCGGCACATATACCGGATACGATAGTAATGGCAACGAATATCACAGAACCAGATTCATGCCAAATTTAGAGCATGGTAATTATTATAACCGTGCCCAGAGTTTAAGCGACGAGCATGTTCGTAGTGATTTGTATCAGGTAACTGAATCATATTGGGTATCCCCGGCTCAGGTGTATGTAATTACCTACCAAACTGAAACCGGATTAGTAACTACCGAAATGGTAACCGACGAGCTTCTTCAGGACTTTTTACAGGAAAATGGTATTAAGAAAATTACCAGAACCATGAGTAAGGGAATGGAGAACCCGGAGATTAATACCTATTTCGTAGATTACGTTCCACAGGTAAGGTACGGGGTTAAAATAAGTGGAGGTGCCCTCGCTCAGGACAACCTGTATCTGGATGGAGAACCTATCGATCACCAGATAAAAGGGGATAGCAACATCTATGACTTTGTTTTACCTGTTGCCGGATATATCGGTACTTCTATGGCTAACAGGATTCAGCCATATCAAATATTCTATAATTTCTCCATAAACCAGATAAACAATATTCTTGAAAAGGAGATCGGTAAATTCTTCTTAGGAGATATAAATCTGGTTCCGAGTGAATACAAGGATTTGGGTGAAGATGTGGCTGATATATGGGCAAACCTTCTTGATGTAGCTAAGTCTGTAGGTGCTCTTACATTAGATACCTCATCTCAAAACACGAAAGGTGGTGTCCCTTTCAACCAGTTTGCTGTCTATGATTTGTCCCAGACAGAGCAACTTAAAACAAGAATGGAACTTGCTGAATGGTCGAGGATGAAATGTTTTGAAATGGTTGGTATCACGCCTCAAGTAATTAACGGCCCCAACAGGTATGAGACCGCCACCGGGGTCCAGCAGGGCGTTACAGCATCTATGTTACAAACACAGATATACTTTGATAACTTCGGTTACTTCAAGAAACGCGCTTTGGATCTTCATCTGGCTGTTGCTCAACAATGTCAGGAAGAAGGAAAGGATATTTCTGTAATGTACACAAAAAGTGATCTTACCAGAGCGTTTTTATCTATAGGAACCGACGGCCTTAGTCTAAGGCATCTTGGTGTTCAGGCATTATCTAATTCCAAGAAAAGGGATGAGCTTGAGAAATTTAAAACTTTCATGTTGCAGCTAAATACAGCCGGAGGCGATATTTACGATCTTGCATCTATCTTCACATCAGATTCTATGGTGGAACTTATACAGAATGCAAGGAATACTCGCGCATACAACGAGCGTCAGATGCAGCAGCAACAACAGAATCAGATGCAGCTTAACCAGCAACAGATACAAGCTGAAGCTGCTGAGAAGGATAAGCAACGTCAGCATGAACTTGCTTTGGAAGACAAGAAAGGTCAATACAGGATACTTCAAGAGAAGATTCAGGCGGCAGGCAGGGCGGCAGACGCCAAGAGCGACGCCACCTCCCTCAACTTCCTGGCTTCTGTTTCAGATCAGACCGTAAGGCAAGCTGATATAGAAAGCAAGGAAAGGATAGAGGATAAGAAGCTCGAAAACGATTCCAAACTTCATGATGATGAAATGAGAATAAAAATGGAAGAGTTAAAATTAAAATCCAAAGAACTTGCCCAACGAGCGAGGGAAGACGCCACCAAAAGGTATGTAGCCGGAATCAATAAGAATTAAGGATTAAATATCCCCAAATTTCATTAGAAAATCTCTAATAAAATTTGGGGATATTTAATTTTTAGTGAAGATTAAACACTTATAAGTTTTTTGTCTGAAATATAGGTATTTAAATATTTTTGCAGTATGGGAAAATTAGAAAAAAATGGAATAGTAGAATTGGACGATATTTTTAGTATCGGTCCGGTCGATGATGTTTATAATAGGGAAGAAGATATTCTGCCTATTAATGGTAATGAACCGGCTAAAAAAGATGAGAAGCCTGTAGAAGAAGGTTCTCAAATTAAAGAAGAGCTGGTTGTTGATCCTACTCCTGATCCTAAAGAGGATAAAAAAGGAGAAGAGAATGTAGTTGACGTTAATCAGGATCAGGTAGAGACCCCGGTTGTCAATTACAGAAAAGTATTGGATGCCCTTTCTTCAAGGGGAATCATTCCCGATTTGAAAGATGTGGTATTTAGCGGTGAAAACGGCGAAGAGATTACTATCAATGATCTTGATTTTAGTAAAGAAGATTCGTTGTGTGATATACTATCTACAGTCCTTGAAAGCCAGAAAGAGGACATTGTTAAGGATAAGATAGATGTTACCTCTGTTTCTGATATTACTAAGAAGCTTATCCAGGCTGATAAGGCCGGCGCGAATATCGTTGATATTCTTAAGCAATATGATACGAATGTCGCTCCTATAGAAAAGCTTGACATTGAAAACAAAGCAGATCAGATAAAGATCGTTCGCCATTATGTTGATCTTCTTGGGTTGCCTAAAGATGAAGCTGATGAGTTTTTCAAAGGCATTATCAATAAAGGTGAAGAGTATGTTGAAGCAAAGGCTATAAAGTATAAGGCTGAGCTTGATAAGAGAATGGATGATATTATCCAGCAACGTACTAAAGAGGCTGCCGAAAAGAAGGCGAAGGATGCAGAAGATTTTAGAAGGTATAAGAAAGACCTTAAGTCTTCTATCCAGGCAAAGTATCAGCTAAATGACACTATGGTATCTAAAGCTCTTGATTTTGCCCTAAAACCTTCTGAATCGAATCCCGGAATTACCAAAGCATTTAATAGGGTAAGGGAGATGATGATGAATCCGGAAGAAGCGCCAGATTTGATTATGTTTCTTATGAACCCAGGAGAGTTCATAAAACAGAAGTCGAATCAAGCTGTAGTTGATGAGAAAAAGAAAATTTATAAGCTCATCAGCCATACAAATAAAGACAAGAGGGTGGCTCCGGTAGATGATAAAGGTGATCAAGTTCAAGGTGTGAAGTTCGATGAAATCAGTATAGATTAAAAATTAAAACATTTTTTCGTTCATGGCTAATGTACTTTTAACAAAAAATTTCCCGGCCACCATGAATGGTGACACGGTGATTGGATATACCGACGCTAAAGTCGTTAAGCAAAGTATCGTAGAACACGATCTTAGCTCTTTAGAAGATTGGTACTACGAAGATCCTGATAAGAACCATCTGGGTATGCTTGAGTTGTTTTCTAACATTACAAACTATCCTCTGCCTATGTATATGGGTATGATCAAACAGGATGCTACTATTACCGTAAATGGTATCAATGGTTCATTCCGTTATGATCTTCCGGTATCAGAAACGTATGAGGTGGTTACAGTAGAAGACACGTCTTTGAAATATGCAAAACCTGGTATTGATGAAAGCTTCTTCGAAATTGTGTTGAATGCACAATTTAAACAAGGAGATGTTATTACTTACGATGTGATTAACGGTTGCCAGGCCCTTATCTCTACAGAGCGTCCTCCGAAACAAGAAGGTGAGAACTGGAGATACTGGTGTAAGTTGTGGGGCCGTTCTCGTGCTAAATACTTCCCGAAAGACATGCTTCGTGCCGGTATTAAATACTGGAAGGTAACAAACGTTCTTGGTGAGTTCTCTACTCAGTTCTCTGGCGTAGGAGGTGCTTCTAAGGCCGGTTCTATGACTTGTGAATTTACGCTTGGTGGACACCGTGGTGTTGAAGGTGAAACGACTATGTACGCTGGTATTAAGTCTTTGGCTTATGCGGACGAACGTACACAGAATTTCATCGACAAAGCTTACCAGAAAGTTCGTCAGCTTTCTGAAATCAGAGGAGGTGATGCAAGTTATGCTATCATCGGTTCTCGTCTTGGTGACGGAAGCATTGATATGCGTACAGCTCGTGTAGCCAATACAGTATCTTTGTTCTGTTTGGCTGAATTGGCTAAGATGGAAGCATACGAACTTATGTTCATGCGCGGAGGTAGAGTCAAGGGTCATAATGGTGTTTTGATGAAAAACGAAGGTTTGTACCATCAACTTCGCCGTGGTTTCGTTATCTCATATGCACGTCCGGGCGGTATCAAGCGTGAACACTTCCTGGCTGCTGCCGACTATATTTTCCGTGGTCGTAGCGATATGCCGATTGAAAATCGTGTAATGAAATTCAAGGTAGGTGCTATGGCTTACAAGAACATCGTTGAAATCTTTCGTGATGAGTTCTTCTCTCAATTAGGTGCTTTGGCTCCGCTTATGGGTACAGAACGTATCATCAATAACCCGGTAACAGGATCAAACGATGCTCTTGAATTAGGAACTGTAAAGATCAAGGGCGTTACTATTCCGGGTATTGGTAAGGTTATTGTAGAACACGAACCTTCTTTGGATTACGTTGATATGGTAGATAGAAGCCAGTTGGTAGACGGCATGACTCCTATCACATCATATTCATGTATTATGGAAGACTTGACCGCTCCTGAATACTCTAATGCATTCGCCGGCATCCCTGCTTCAGCCGAAGCTCGTATTGGTAATATCAACAGCAACGTATTCTACGTTAAGCCTGATATCGGTTCTATGTGGTGGGGTTACGAACAAGGTAGATGGTCATCCAGGGTATCGGCTCAAGAAATTGTATCCAGCCATCCTCGTATGTCAGAACAATTCTGGTGCCACTCTGTATCGGCTTGTTGGGTAAAAGATACCAGCCGGTTTGTAACAATTGAATTGTTACCAAGCTCTTTGTAATCATAACTTTTAATATTAACTTGCGGTCGGCTTTAAAACCGGCCGCAAATTTTGTTTCTAACATAGTCTTTTCATATATGAAAAGACGTAGGGTATATAAAAAAATGGGAAAAAAGATTTTTGAAGAAAGCCATGAGTCTAAGAAACTGCTGGCTACCGTAGGAGGAATGAAGATATATTCCGACTCTATTTATGTTATAACAGGTAAGATGGATGAAGAAGCTCCTTCCGGATATCAGGAAAGAGGCATTTCCAAGACTCCTTTCCCTGGTAACAAGACAGTATCTTGTTGTGGATGGGATAAGGATCTTAGGGTGTATGATACCGGTTTCTTCATCAATTCAGCATGTTATAAAGGTTACTCACTTGAAGACAAGAAGAATGAAATGGATATGCGTATTAAGAATATTCGGTATCCGTTTGAAGAAACTGTCAATGAGGACCTGGACCAAAAGAACTTCGATTTCTGGGATTCTTACAGAATTGACTTGTATGATGGTCGTTTGTTCTACACTAATGACGTTCGTGATTTATTTGAGCTGTATATAGCTATTTTATCCAAGTCTCTTACTCCTAAAGAGGAAGACGGTAATCCGATGTATGTCGAATCTTATTATTGTGTAGAAGACAAGACTACGGCTGTAGATATCAGGAAACAACGTCAGATTGACAAGGCTGATATTTTATACGAGTTCATGAACAAACTGAAAGGGTCAGAGGCTGAAAGGAAAAGCATCTACGATCTGCTTTTGTATCTTGACATCATATATAGCGTAGAGCTTGATCAGAGCATGGTTCAATACATATTCACTAATTGGATTGACGCCAAGAATACGAACGTTGACATATATAAAGAAGCAAGCTCAAGGTTCTTATCCGACGACGAATCTTCGGAGGGAATGCAGGTGATCAAATTCCATCGTATGATCAAGGAAATGATCGAAGGGCTGGCTGTCACCGTCAACACCGACGGACTGTATCTGAATGGCGAGCTCCTGGGCGCCGACGCCATCTCTGCATCTATGGCTCTTGCTTCCAATAAGTCGATGTTAGAAACCAAGTCACGTGTTCTTGAAGCGTATAATGCTTTAAAGAACAAGCATAAAAAAATAGAAGGAGCTAAGTCTGATAAGAAGAAAAAGGAAGATGAGAAAGGTTTTGATGTTGATCAATACGCTGATAAAAAGGAATAATTTATGAAAATCGTTGATTGTTATCTTCGGGCCTTACAGAAGGCTGAAGAAAACATGACCAACGGTGGTATAAAACTTGACAAGGCACGTTTTGTTCAGCTTTTTAATGACGAACAAAACCGCCTTGTTCGTTATATCCTTGATAAGAAAAACGAAGAGGATATACGTTATATACAAAAGTTGGTTGTGTACTCAAAAGAACTTGATAAGAAAGAAGATAAAGATAATCCGGAAAGCACTTTATTTTCATTGCCTTCTGATTTCTTCTCTTTTTCAAACATATCAGGCGTATTTACCAAAGGTGAATGCACGGTTACTGATTTTACCATGTGGGAGGCTAAGAACGAAAACCCGCATGAGCTTCTTGCCGACTTTTTTAACAAACCTGATTTTGATTTTAGGGAAACATTCTATACAATAGGCGAAGATTCGGTAAGGGTGTATAAGTCTGGTTTTGATGTAGACACCGTTTACCTTACATATTACCGCTATCCGAAGGAAGTTGACATCGAAGGATATATTAAATCCGATGGTTCTAATTCAACTGATATAGATCCTGAATTAGATGATAAATTAATTGGTATTATCCTTAACATGATTGAAAAGCAATTTGCTTTGAATGAAAGCGAATACGGACGTTATCAAATAGATTCAAACAACGTCCAATCTCCTTTGTAGCAGAAGAAAGGCATATCCTAAATTAAAGATTATCAAAAAGCATTAAGAATTAATTAATTCATAATGCTTTTTGTTGCTTATATGACTATCACTATTTTTGAGACAGATAACAGAATATTAATTTTTAAAATATTATAAGGCTATGGCTATCCATAAACCGTATGACAGACACATTATCTGTCCTCCGCACGCTAAGTTGGCGGACGTAGATTCTTTGTTGCTTCAAGAAGGTCAGATCGCTATCTATGATTTGGATGGTGAGCAGACTAAAGATGGTTTGAAAGCGTTGAAAGACTTGAAAGGATATCGTAAGGACGAACAACGTTTCCAGATCAGAATCGGACGTAATGAGATGGTGAACGACCGTGTATCTGATGATAAATCATTCTCTACACCTACGTTTGCTATTGACGAAATCATAGAAGTGTATGCTTCTGCTCCGAAGAGCAAAGAAATTAAAGTAGATGAGGTTATTTTCGGTTATAACGGAATTGACGACAATACCGCTATTACAGCAAGAAAAGGCGATCGTATTCCTATCCATATTAAGCTGACAGGACGTTTGTTCGAGCTTCGTGGTTATCCGATGGGTGAGGTAAATATTGATGATTACATCATTTTCGAAAACTGTCCGGGTCGTGAGGATATGTGTTCAGAATGTGATCCTTGTGAAGATGTTGATATTTTGGCTGCTATCTTGAAAACAATCGAACGTATCAAGAATCAGCCGATTGCAGGTGGTGGAAAGGTAGGTGATTTTGTAGAAATCCATCCTATCCATTCTTGTGATGAGTTAGAAAAAGCTCCGGCGGAAACCGACATGAATTTCTATTGTATGGAAATGTGTGATACCGGCGACGCTTATGCTCTGGCTCAGCTTAAGGCTGCTTATCCTGGTTTGGATATTAAGAGAGTAGGACGTCATCTTTCTACATCTAAATATCAGGTGATGAAAGAAGGTGGTAAGCCTTCTGATTATACTCAAAAGCTGTCTTCTATCATGAAAGGCTGCGAAGAGTGCCCTGAAGGATATACTAAGGTAGACGGCGGTTTGATTTATGCCGTAACGTTAGAGGATGATGGTGTTGATCAGTCTACTGTAGTAGAAAGCATTAAGAATGCCGTTAGTAGCACTGCCGAGAAAACAGCAGCCCAAGATGGCGGCGTAGGTATGTACACTGTGGCCGTAAGCAAGAAACTGACGAAGGCTGATATCGATGCATTTGTAGAAACTAATCCGACTGCCACAGTAACGTTCGTTGCTAAAACAGCAGATATGTGTAGCAATCCTACTGTTACTACCGTTAGCTGGGAAGCATGTGGTTCTTGTAAGATTTCGAAAGAAGCTTATGAAATCACGTTGCCGGATGATGAATGTGGTAACAGTGCTAAAGAAGAATTGCAGGCAGCATTCCCGTATCTGACAATCGAAGATTACGGTACACCTGGTGGATGTCAACACAAATTCAAAACAACGGTCGTTACTAACATGGTTTGCGACGAATGCGATAAAATTTTCAAAGACTTCTTCGTATCTAAAGCTCCCGAATCTTATCGTGGACGTAACTGGAAACGTTTGGGTGCCGTAGCAGGAGATCAGTCCATTATCGCCGATCCGATTCCTAAGAACTGCAAATGCGGTATCTTGTTCCGTGGTATTGACTACATGATTTCTCCGTCCGACTGTTTGATTGACCGTCTGACATTCCAAGAAGGATCTGTTCGTATTGCTGTAAATGGCGGTTATCCGGATGAACAGCGCGAGGCTATCAGCACGTACTTCAACCCGATCCATACCGAATACAAACAGCACTGGGCTCCGCGTACTCACCTCGGCGCTGAATTGCTGGATAAGGAACGCGAACAACGTATGTTCTTCGACTTCCGTAAGACTCACCAAGAACTTATGGAACGGATGTTTACCAACGAAGAAACCCGCTTAGACCTGTTGGCTCCGTATGCTGATTATTCAGTAACGTTGAAGCCGGCACGTTACTCTAACGGCTTCGGTAGGGTAATTGATGATCATATTACAGTACACTTCCATGTACCGTATGGCGCTCACGAAGGTATTCAAGACCTTATGGACTTGTTAGCTGCTTCGGCAAATATCAAGCCCTGCAAGATTTGATTTTCCTTTTTTCTATATATCCCAAGGGGGAGGAGGCTGGTCCTCCACCCCCTTTTTTGTAATAAAACAATTTGAAATAAGTTAGTTTCATATGAACGGCGTGGATTCTTTAGTCGGTGCCTTAGGTAGGGGCATTGATAAAATAACCAACATAGTTGGAAAATGGGGTTCCTCCCAACCGGTAGATGACAGCAAATCCGGTATAAAAATAGGGGACAAAATCTACCAAGTGGTTGTGTCCTTAAATGGCTGTTATTGGTATCTTGACGAAGAAGGTAAGAAGCATCCTGTTTCTGGTATTCCGGCCACAACCGAATGGGAGTGGATTAACATAGCTGAGAAAGTTATCAAAGATTTCAAAACCTGTTACCGTACACCTGGTGGGAAGGTTGAAGTATGGAGTTGGTATCTTCTTAACGATCAGATGGATGTTCTTAAAGAAACCCATAGAATTACCGACAGTACTGACATGGATAATCCGGTAGGTAAGGTTCTTGCTAAAATACCGGACGAGTGGGTTATGATCGACTGTGATCTTCCTGATATGACAGAACGCGACATTACGTTCGTCAACAGATGTTATAAAACTCCGGATGGTAAGGTTGAAATAGAAGGATTAGAAGCCATAGATGATAAGATAAATATCAGGGAATCTATTTATACCGTTATTCAATCGACGGACGATAATTTCCCTGCCGGCCATGTTTTCAGGCTAATTCCGGAAAATTGGGTTAGAATGGTTTGTGACTTTCCTGACATGACAGAGCGAGACGTAACTTACGTTCTTGAATGTTACACTACTAAAAAGGGGAAAGTGCAAGTAGAAGGTTTGGTGGCCATAGATAACATTCTTGGAGCCAGGGAAAAGGTTTATACCGTCCTTCAGTCTACCGATCCTGATATTAAGGTAGGGGCCGTGCTGGATTCCATTCCCGAAGATTGGGTGAGGATGGTCTGTGATTTCCCTGACATGACGGACCGGGAAATTGTTGAAGTAGACGAATGCTACAAGACAGATGGTGGTAAGGTCAATATAAAAGGTTATCAAGCTATTGATGGCGTTCTTGGTGTAAGGGAACAGTATTATTATATTGTTAAGACAACAGATGATGCTTATCCTCAGTGGACGAGAATAGATAAGATACCTAACGAATGGACGAAAACCGAATGCGACTTCCCTGATCTTACAGAAAGACATATTATGTCCGTAGATGAATGTTATACTACTCCTGGTGGTAAAATACATCTTGGTGGATACAGGTCGGTAGATAGCATAATAGGTGTCCGGGACGAGTATCTTATTGTTTTAGAAACTACCGACCCTGATATACAAAGAGGCGCCACATTCAGCAAAATACAAGAAGGATGGCAGCGTATTGTTTGTGATTTCCCTGATGCTACTACATCCGATACAGAAATAGTAGAAAACTGTTATAAGACGGAAAAGGGTAAGGTTCAGATCCGAACATACATAACAATGGACGGATACGGAAATACGAGGGAATTAAGACATATGGTTCTTAAAACAACCGATCCTGATTACAATATCGGATCCAATATCAATCAGATACCGGTAGGGTGGTTAAGTATCGAGTGTGATTTTGCGTCTGCTACACAGCGCCATATAAGACAGGTGAAAAACTGCTACGTTTCTGATGCGGGGAGCATCTACGTTGAGGGAGAAATCGTTTACGACAATGACCTTGACGTGGACAAGATGGCGCTGACGGTCATGGAAAGCACTGACCCGGCGATAGCCGTAGGGGCGGAGCTGGCGGCTATTCCCTCTGGCTACGTGAGAACAGTTTGTAGATGCAATTGTTGTAACCATTAAATCTTATTGTCATGAGCTGTAACGAATATTTTTTAGTAACACTGGAGTCTAAACCGACTCCAGTCCGTCATAAATACACGAATTTAACAGACGAATGGTATGGCCCTGATGGTGTTAAGTACGAAGATCCTGATACGATAGCCAAAATAGAAGAACAAGCTACAGATAAGAATCGTATAGGGGATAACACCTTATATCAGAAACTTATTGAAATACATTCTCAAGGAGAGTCAATAAAATCAGACATCGGAGACATAGGTCAGGTATTAGATTACATAAATGGGGAGGAAGTGTAATGGGGACCATATCAGATAAGTTAATGAGGATCATAAATACCAAGGAGGATATAAGGAAAGCCCTTATATCCAAAGGGTATGATGTACCTACTTCCGTACCTTTTAAAGAGTATGCGAAAATGATATTAGACCTGCCATGCAAGGTAGATTCCTTCCCAGATATAGAAGGTATCGTAGCCAGATATTCCGCTTCCGGTCTCACTAATGAGCAGATGGCTGCTAATCCCGTATGGGTTGATAAGACGGGTAATGGGCACGATATACAGTTGAAAAACTTCTCTTGGAAGGGTATGTCTGGAGTTGGTGGATATGTTGGTGATTTTTCTAAATGGGTGAATAATAGAGATACTACAGAAATAGGAATAACTAAAAGTAACTCGAAAGTCATTATTGATGTTAAAGTATCACAGGGTTCAGGAAAGAATATTGTGTTTATCAGTAAATCTAATTTAGGTATATCTAATAATGTCACCATTAAGATTACAAGTACTTACCCGGAAGGAGTTATGAAATTTGCCAATTCCGCTTCGAATAAGTATTTAAAGTTGCCTTCAAATGGAATAATAACATTACAAGATAACCCAGAATATACAAGTAATGAAATGCATCTTCATTTAGCAAGTGCGGATTTAGGTCAAATCACCATCGAACAACTACCTCTCTACCCCGGTGCACTTGTCTTTGACGGAGTAGACGATTATGGTGTCTGTGAGAACTTCCCTATTCTGACTAAAGAAAAGGGATATACGGTTGTGGCGTTGAGACAGTGGATTACAAGGGGAGAAAGAGCATTAGGATTAGTATCTAATGTAAAGAATTGGCTCAATAATGGTGCCTTCTTGTTAGAATATAGAAATATACAAGCCGATCATCTTAATAAGCCTATATCTTTTGGAGCAATAGGGAGTGAAATGGATTTACCACACATCCTTACTTATCAGACATCTAAAAGTTATAATGGTGTTTCGATTACAACTGGTAATTTTGAAGGAACAGATGTGCTACATGTTGGGAAATTAGCTCCAACTAATGTAGGAACTTGTATTAACGCTGCTATCTGGGAACTTGTATTTCTCGACCACGATGCCACCGAAGAAGAACTGACCAAGATCAAAGACTACTTCGTTAAAACCTATCCCTGGCTCTTCCCCGACCAGGCATGGACTGTCACCGGCAAAACCAACGAGGACGAAGATCGTACTACTATTGCCAACATTACGGGCAATGGTAATGATCTTGTACTGTCGAATTTTGGGTTTGCAGAAGGGAGCGGGTATGGGTTGTATGCTGAGAATTATGCTGGTGGTAGATGGGTTCAATCTACTGATAGAGCGGATTTAACTTGGACGAGTTATTCTGTAAATATAACTTCAGTTAAAGTTGCGTCTACACAGTTATATTATCAATCCTATCCTGAACAACCTTCTTTTACAGTTCCTTCTTATAAGATAAAAGTTTATGGACTGAAAGATGGTCAAACTCTATCCTATAAACAAGTAACTTCTGAAGGACAACAGATATACAAAATATCAGAAGATGGAACTTATACATTACCGTCTTTTCCATTTAAAGCAAATGGAGATTGGTATGGATTTACCTTAAATAAGGTACAAGAATCCTGTGACATTACTATAGAGCAAATCCCCGAATACGAAGGATATCTGGTTACTGATGGGGTGGATGATAAGATAGTTTCGTCATCTTTTGAAATGGGTAAGGATTTTACGATTGTTGGGGATTGGAAGTTTATTGATAATAAAAAGAGTGGTACTGGTTTAGTAAAAGCGTCTAGTTTTTATATCTACAACACAATGATTGGACTTGATCTTTATATTAATTCAGGATCAGTAACAAATAGTCTTGACGGAATTAAAAGTATTAATGCTGCATGTTCAGATGGTAGGGCCTATGATCGTAATTGGAATGAAATACTGGCAAATACAGGTAATGTAGTTGGTTCTGGTGGTACATTGGAGGTATCGAGTAGTGGTGGTAGGTTTGATCGAATAGCTTTTAAGAACCTTGCAATTTATCCAAGAATCCTCTCCAAAGACGACTGTATCAAAGCATACAACTATTTACAAACCCTAAAATCAAAGTAATATGAAATTTATTATCATACCAAAAGAAGTATATGATTCCGTATCTGAAGAAAAGAGACGTGAATTAGGAACAGGCAGTCCAAGAGCGAGCGTAGACGGTTCTAAAGTTATTTTGCACATAGAACATTATGATCATCTATTCAAGTCTTTAGACATGCAGGCTGATGACGAACCTCAATACCCGTATCCGGTATATGACAGCTCTTCTTCTGAGTTTGAATCTGTTCTTTCATCTAAAGAATGGGTGTCCGATGTTAATAACGAACATCTTTGATCTTGTTATGGTTGGGACAATTGTTATATTTGTGGAAAGTTGAATAATTAAAGCGTGTGGTAGCGTTATCTACCATATAATCATCATGTTTCAGATAATAATCGGATGCGTTTTGGCTAATATCCTTACGATAGCAATCATCGGTTTAGCCCTGTATTTAGTGCATCGTAAAAACGAAGACCGTTTAAAGGCTTTGGATTCTAAGATTGATCAGAAGGTTGAGGACGTAAAAAACAAGGTTGGCGCGGTGATGGACATCGTAGACCAGATCAAGAAATTGTTGGATAAAATTAACAAAAAATAAATATGGCAGAAATAGGTTATAACAGTAAATTCGAAGGCCAGGAGGTTGATTCCAGACTTGAGAATGTGGTGCAGGCTGCTCCTGGAACAGGTTCGGAGTCGGGGAAGGGAGGCCTCATCCCGGCTCCCCCTGCCGGAAGTCAGGACGGTAGCAAGACTCTTCTTAGTAATATGACATGGGGAGATCATGTAACAAAACAGTACATAGATGATGCTGTTTCGGCAGCAGGGTGGAAGAAACAGATTGTTAGCAAACTTCCTACTGTTGAAGAAGCGAAGGATAATGTCATGTATCTTGTAAAAGACGATGTGGCATCTACAGAAACTAAAAACGTGTATAACGAATATATTTTGGTTACTGAAGAAGGTGGAACTAAGGTGCTTGAATCACTTGGTATGGTAAGTACAGGAGTAGATTCATCTTATCTTGATTTATCCATATTTCCCAGTACTTCTGGAACTCTTGATGAGGATTCGTATGCAAAAGTTATAGATGCTTACAATAACAATATTACATTAGGTAAGCTTAGTTTTTATTATTTTTCTTTGGATTATTTTTTAGACAATGATAATTCTGAATTAAAAATAATAGCTGTTTTATTTAATAACACCAACTCAAAGGAAGACGTATCTGGATCTTATATAGACATTGAGATGGTAACTTATGTTGTTTCCCAAGATAAGACATATAGAGCTATAGCTAATACGGCTACGTTGTCTAATGACATGTTATCTTATTTGAAGTTTATGGCTAAGACTCCTAATGTTGTCACAACATTAGCAAGTTTGCCAATAGATGCTCATAATATCATAGCCAACGTAGCTTCCGCTACGAACCTGTCTATGGCCGTATCTGCTGAGGATGTTGGGAGGGAATGGCAGGTGCGGGTCAACAACACTACCGGCACAGACATCACGCAGCCGCTTCCTACCTCTGGCCTGTTCCAGAGCATGTCAGGCGATAGCGTAGTAGTACCTAAAAATAGTTTTATAGAATTAAGTATCTGGTATATTAATGATAAGTTAGTTATCAGAGTAGGTGAACAAGCTTAACAGAAAGGATAGAGTATGGTTTATGTAAATAAAAACGTAAAAGGTTTTTACTGGGAAGGATACGAGTTGGATTCCTCTTCTTACGAAGTAGGGTATTCTTACCAAGATTTCTTAGATGGTAAATGGGTTCAACTTGACTCCGATCAAGAAAAAATCCATCAAGACAATCCTGATGCGAGTGTGAAAGAAGTTATTGCTATGCAGCTTGACCCGGAGCCTCCTGGACCGAACGAAGAAGAGTTGCTTGCCAAGGCTAAGGACAAGAAAGTTTCTGAGGCCAGGGAATATGCTTATTCTGATGCTGTCCGTTCTTATAGCTTGGATGGTAAACAGATATGGTATAACAGCAGCATGAGGCAGAAGGTTAAAAACGATATTGATGTAGCAAAAGGAAGCGGGATATACACCGTATCCGTAGCAGATTCAGAATACGAGCTTGATATTGCTAATACGGCAATGAATGAAATGCACGTATATGAATCTGAGTGCAACGATCGTACTGCTGCTATAGAAAAGGAAATAGCTTCTAAAACCAACAGGAGTGAAGTTGAGTCTATGAAAGTAGATGAAGGCTATCCTGAAAAGTTGGTAAGGACAAAGGATCAGATAATAGAAAAAAATAAGATACTTGAAGCCAATGATCCGGAGAAGGCTACAGCTATGTATATGAGGGCGATGATCAACACGCCGGCTATGTTGGAAAACATCGACCAGAATCTTGCTCTTAAGATAAAGGGGCTGTACCCTATTTGGGACAAGGATGGAGTTTACGGCGACAAAGGTCTTCCTATGGGCACGGCTGTTGTAAAAGGGCAACGTTTCCGTAGCAAGAACAAACCTTCGGATTTGGATTGGACTCTGTTTGAAGTAAGGCAAAATCACAATCTACAAGCCGACTGGGTTCCTGGTCAGGGAGGTGGAGCTGAAAGCCTGTATATGGTTGTTCAGGAAAAGCATTCAGGTACGATAGACGATCCTATTCCTTGGGTATATAATTCTATTTTAGAGAATGGAAAGTATTACATTGACAAAGAAATTAAGTATCTTTGCATAAGAGATTCAGGCATCCCTTTGGCTTACGAGAATCTTTCTGATCTTGTATCAGCAGGATATGTAAGGGTTGTTTAGGTCGTGATTTGTTGTTAATGTTATGGATAACCCCTGTATATTTATTTATGCAGGGGTTTTTCTTTAATCCAGACTCTACTTATTTTAATATTTGGTAAGGTTCTGATTATCTTTGTGAAAAAGGTTAAGTTATGGAAAGAAGTGATATTATAAAAGAATTGAGTCAGTATTTTAGTATTGTTGAATTAGTTGGTCCTAAAGAATACGGTAGAGACAAAGATCTTTGCTGGAGGTATTTAAGAACTGAGTTGCTTCACACGATACTGGTTTTAAGGAAAGACATTTTGAAAACTCCGATGACGGTTAATACCTGGAAGTCGGGTGGAAGGTTTGATGAGCGTGGGTTTAGGAACAATATCTCAGACATAGTAAAATCAAAGACCGTATCAGGGTCTTTGTATATCAGTCCTCATATGCTTGGGGCAGCCATTGATTTTGATGCCAAGGGTATGACGGCAGAAGAGACAAGGAATAAAATAATTCAGTCGCAGGATTTACTTCCTTGTCCCATTAGATTAGAATCAGGTACCAATTGGGTCCATATTGACGTATATGACTCTCTTGGAAGTAGCAAGAAAGTAACTATGTTCTAATATGGCTTACAGATTTGTAGGAAGGATGAATTTAGAAAGTTTCTGGGCTTTTCTCATTTCCGGATTATCAGCATTGTGGATGAATTTCCAGGAGATTCACCACCTTATATATTCTATATTGTTTATATTAGCTATAAATCTTTTGTTAGCTACTATAAAAAGTATCAAACACTGCTATATCCGAAGAAAGAGAAAGAGGCCTTTTAAGATATTGACATGCATAAGCGAAATGGGAGTTTTGAAAATCCTTCTTGAGTTCGCGGCCTGCTCTTTCGGGCTGTTTACCATATCCGGAATGGATCTTATTATGTCTATGGGAGGGCATAAATCCCCAGAGTTTATAGACATGCTTCTTCAGTGGATTACGATATTCGCCTTAATATTATACGGTGGAATGGCATTCAAACGCCTCGGCGACCTTGCACCTGATTTGATGATAGTAAAAGGTGTTAAGTACTTCTTTAGCAAAGTAAGTTGGTGGCAGAAGGTTCCATTCGGAGAAGAGCTTAAAGAAGGTATTAACAACGGTGATATACAAGAACTTTTAGATGAAGATAAGGAGGGTAAAAGATGTGTTTGCAAAAAATGAGAGCCAGGCATGTGTTGGGAGTTCTTCTACTGTGTTTTATATCTTTCTTGTTTGGTAAAACATGCAAGAAACAAGAAATAATACACGATATAGAAATAGATACGGTAATAGATACCATTATCCAACCTATTCCTGTTCCTCAGTATATAGTTGACGTAGGGGAGGTAGAAATACCTTTCCCTATGGATGCTATAGTTGAAAAAGATACGATAAAAGACACTGTCTATATCAATATTCCTATACAAAGAAAAACATACAACACAGATGATTATCGGGCTGTTATAAGCGGATACAGACCTAATTTGGACACGATGATCATCTACCACAAAAAAGAAATAATATACGAAAAGAGCCGGCGCTGGGGCATAGGACTGACGGCAGGGTATGGGGTTGGGCGCGAGGGCTTTTCCCCCTACTTAGGCGCTGGAATCTATTATAGGATATGGTAATAATCACGTCCTATTTTATTTAATACACAACATTTTAAACTTTTATCACCCCATTTACTTATCTTTGTGGAAAAAGGTAAGTTATGAATTATATCGATATTTTACCACAGATAAGAAATAACATTTTCTATGTCAGGATAGTAATGACCGACTACGATGTGGAAAATCAGATGGTTATTAGAATAGTATCCAGAAGAAATGACGGTCTGTACAAGACGGAAGTAGTACAGTATCCAAATGAAGGAACTGATTACAACGGAGAAATCATTGTTCCTATGTTTGGTATGGCTAAGTCATTGGTGGCCCAAATAGTAGGAGTTAAGATAAATGGTACCGAGGTACGTGTTAATAGTACTGAAGTAGAGGGAGCTGATATAACAGCCAGATACGATGATTCCCTTACCAGAATGGGATGGGAGGAGAGTATGAACAACATCCATCTTGATTTTGAGGTTATAAGCACCAACAACCCTAAAACGCTTCGCATAGCCGATCAGTCGGAATGGGGGATACTTGCAGACAGACCGGCTATTATAGAGATCGTGCCACCTGAAGACGAGAATAAGTATGTTTATTATCTTGGTAAGAATCAGTTGAATGTATTCAACAGTAAGACTCTTGGCATAAATCCAGGTCGCGGAAATGATTTTGAAAACCTAAAAGATGGTATATACGATATTACCATAAAAGGCAGTCCTTCCTCTTATTCATTTAACAGAAAGTATTTAAAAACGGATCTGATCCGTCTTAACATAGATAAGATATGGGCCAGGTCAACTGTGTTATGTGATCATGAGGATGATGACATAATTAATAAAATAAAAGAAATAGAGTTTCTGCTGGCTGCGGCTGAAGCTAATATGAGATTAGGTAATTTTGAAAACGTAAAACAATTATACGAAAAAGCATCTAAATTGATTTACGTTCTCAATAATTGTGAAAATTGTGGTTGCAAAATTTAATTAATTAAATATAAGTGAATTATGGGATGCGGATGTGGAAGAAGCAACATTGCTTCTGTTAATAAAAGTCGGGCTATAAAGCCTCAGTCGAATACGACACCTAAAGCTGATTCTAATGCGGCTTGTATTCAGAAATATGATGAACTTGCTGTTTTGGACAAGAAAATCATAGACCTTCATCGCAAGTTCAGGTTTGTAGGAGGTGTAAGTAAAAGGTATGCTGATATTCAAAAGCTGGTAAGAGGCTGGATCGTTAATTTGAAGAACGAGTGCCCGGATCCTGATGATCTTGCTACTTATTCTGAATACATAAACAAAGAATATGCCAGGTATTTTACCGTGAAATGATATGTCAGCTACCGGAAGTACACAGCAAATTCTTTTCCCCTCATCTTACTTATGTGAGTGTGCTGATCGTTTTATAGCATGTAAGGCTGATCAGTATCTACAATATCATAAGTATAAGGTAGGTATTAAGCCTGATATGGATATGGTTCTTAAAATAGATCGTATGAGAAGAATCGTATGTGAGGGGGAATGCGGGTTGTGCCCGGACGAGATTCAGAAATTTAAAGAAGAACTTAATAAGATCTTGTCATGAAAAAGATGTATTACAACAAAGAATACAGAAAAGCTTTCAAGAAATCGGATTGTCTGGAAGATCTTGGTTCTGAAGAAACGTTTATCGTTCATGAGGCTGAATTTTGTTCGGATATAAGCCAGGATGATGCAGATAGGAAAGCGGAAGAGTTTGCGGAGAAAGAAGGTCCGTTGTATGCTAATAAAGTAGGTGGCTGTTGCGAGGTATATTATAACACAAGACAGGAAGGGGATTTCTTTAAAAATGATTGTCCTGATGGTCAAAAACAAGAACAACCCACACATCACGTGGTAGAGGCCGGGCGTGTATGGTCTAAGTTCAGTACCGAAATAGCCAACTACGAAGCTGCGAAGATTCTTGAGCAAGAAGGGCAGGCTGCCGCTAACGAATCTGGAGTATGTAAAACCGTTTATTACAACGAAGATCAACATGGTTGGTTTAGTAAACGTTGTAAGGAAGGATGGAAGGCTCCTGAGAAATACAGGAGGATATACGCCGGTACCGTAACGTCTTTCATTAGCGTTGATGATGCCAATGAAAAGGCTAAGAAGATACTGGAAGAAGAGGGCATGAAATGGGTTAATGAAAATACCAAATGCGAGCCTGTTGTTGATGAATGCAAATTTGATTTTTGAAAATGAGCAACGTAAAATTTAATCCGACAGAAGGTGAGAACGATAAACTGGTGTCGGTGTTTTCTGAAATAAATGAAGGTCTTGATACGACTTTGAATTACACTATTTCCGATGAAGGGAATAAGGCTAAGAAGAGCATCGTCGTTAATCAAGTTGGTAAAAGGGAAAAGTTTTTATCGAAGAAAGGGGAGGGATCTGAACCTTTTGTTTTGTCTGATGGTAATACTTTCAACGTTCTTAAAGAAGGTGCTTCAGGATCGGCATCCGCTTGGGCTGAGGACCAGCTTCCTCCAGAAGCCACGGAATCAGTTGGCGACAAAAGCCTTCTCCCTTCTTGGGATTTTTACCTTATAGACATGACTCAAAATACCGGAGACAAAGTGCGTCCGGTTGGAAAGCTTCGTAAGAACAATCTCCTTAGATTTGAAAATGGAGATTTTGCTCCTACGGTAGGCATAACCGAGGAAATGAGAGCCGAATGTGATGTGGAGTTGTATTTGGATAGCGGTCATAAAAATAAGTATTGTAATGCTGGAGCATTTGACGCTAAGGCTTTTTACGAAGAGTATGGTATTGGTCAAAAACTTTATAATGTATCAGGATCAGAGGTAAGGATTTTAAGACCTTGGGAGACTACTTCAAAGAATTATAGCATATTCTTAGGATGTAGCAAGAGTCTGTATGTAGTTGATAAGGTAGTTGGTAAAAGTGGGAAAATATGGTCTGGTGTGTACGACGCAGACACGGTTCCTATGCTGGACGGACTTGACCTGCGCCAGACGTGCCCTGTGCTGCCGCCCACAGCCTTATCTCCTGGACCGGTATGTACAGTAGACTCCAAGGCAAGATCTTTCTTTTTCTTGTATGAAGGAGAAACAAATTGTAAATCTGGAGCCGGAGTTGGTAACGCCTGCACGATGTTTCTAAATGGAAGAACTTATCCGAGAAGCAATGATGTAAATCAGATCAATATAGCTAAGTATTCAAGGGTTAATAACGTAGATCCAGAATCTTCTTATCCTTTTTCTGAAGGTGGGTTCTTGACCTTAAATGCTTATATCATATACCTTGAAATGCTGTACGGTACTAAATACTTGGTTAATCCAGATACTTTTGGATCAGGGATATCAAGTAACTCCGGGGTAGGTAATGATGTTAATTACCATAAATACGGAGGATTGAAATACCGTAAAAAAGGAGAAGATACATGGATGTATGCCACATGGAACAACAGTTCTTCTATTATCCATTATAAACCTACTAAAAAAACTCACTTCTCTTACCTCATAAATTCAGAGTATCCTAAAGAACAGTGCATGGAAAGCCAGATGGCGGCTTCTTTTGCATTCGAGACAGGCGTAGAAGAAGGATCAGAGTTTGATTTTTATGGAGGAAAATACTGGTATAAGAACGTCCAGGGAGCCAAGAGTATGGCTGAAGGTCATATGAATGTTATTGTATTTAAGGAAATGACCGGCACTATATCAGCCTTAAACGAAAATGACGAACCGGCAGAATTTGATTTGGAAGTTATTTTAAGGATGTCTTTGTATGATGGCATGAATTTGTCTGGAGATGTCTTTAGGTATTGTGGAGGAGGATACGAACAGGTAGGGACTTGTTTAAATGATCCTAATGTCACTCGAATAGGTAATACTATTGATATTTATATAGAGCCAGATCAAAAGAAATGGACATATGAGAAAAGGTCTACTATAAATAATGGTGAGGTTTTTAATTTTGAATCTAAATATAAAAAGATAGCAACTACCCAGAATTTAGGAGATAGTTTTGCTTTACACCGTATTCCTTATACCGGATGGAAGGATAAAAAAGGGGGAAGTATCGGAACAGGAGAATGTTTTTATACATGGGACAATTGCTACTGGGCTTCATCTGTTGGTATAAAGTCCAGAGTGTCTGCTCTTTTCGGCGGTATTGCGACCACTGGCAATTGTTCGCCTCGTTCTCTGTTTGCGAATTACGCCGCTTCTTATACGCTTTGCACCCATTGCGGCCTTGCCCAGTTGTTATTAGACGTCAGTCAACCGCAGGTTTGATGGGTGTAACCCATTGATGGCGCAGCCATCATAAGCGCAGCGATAAGGCGCAGCCTTATATACTATATCACGGCGCAGCCGTATCTTGTTAATATAATATTTTATAGCTACAAAACAAAAATTTAAAATATTTAATACAAATTGTTTTGTAGCTATAAAATATTATACATACATTTGCAATATCATTAGACAACAGAGATAGTTAACATTATAAACAATAAAAATCTATTCAATGAAATCCGTTAGTCTGCTAACAAGTTTTACATTGGGATCTGACCTCTGAAATAGCAAATAACGGTTGAGAAAAAGGTTAAAAAGAATTGGCTGCTCGTTTCGGCGGTAATGCGAACAATGGCAATTGTTCGCCTCGTAATCTGAATGCGAATAAAATAAATCCGAATAATTTATTATTTTAATCGTAGTAATCATTATATTTGCCATGTGGGTATAATAATTGATATATGAAAGTTATTAACGTTGTTGGGTATGAAGGTATATATGCAGTAAGTGATACTGGTATTATTTTTAATATTAAAAAAGGAACTGTAATGAAGACTCATGTTAATATGCATGGTTACGAGGAGGTGACGCTTTCAAGTGTTAAGAGTGGAAAGAGTAAAATGAGGGTGCATAGGATAGTATATGAGTCTTTTAATGGTAAGGTAAAGGATGATTTGGTAATAGATCATATAGACAATAATAAGTTAAATAATAATCTTAGTAATTTAAGAAAGCTCACAAATAGAGAAAACATATGTAGGTCAAAGGTTTCAAAATATGGAAGGGGAGTGCATTACTTTGAGAAGATAAATAAATATGGTGCTTGCATTCAGATAAATAAGATACAATATCATTTAGGTGTATTTTGTGATGTTAAAGATGCAAGAAATGCTTACGACAAAGCTTTATCGGACTGGAACGATAATGGAATATTGCCTTATAAGAGAGATAGGACTGTAAAAAAATGTAATGCGTGCAACGAGGTGAAATCTGTATCTGAATTTTATTACATAAAAGGTCATGGCTATCAGTATATGTGTAAAGAGTGTCAAAAAAAGTATGGAAAAGAATATAGGCTTAAAAAGAAAAAATGCGAATAATAACATAGAATACATTGATTGACTTCTTATTGTGATGGTGTGGATAAAAAAATGCTATCTTGCATGTTATTAAAATTATTCATTTTATTCATTAGATTAAACATTTATATTACAAAACATTCAATCTAATAGGATTAAACACAAACCCACTATCGATTATCTTTCCAATGAAAGAATCACCGATTACTTTTCTTGCTATCCCAATTGCTCCATTGATATCAGAATTAATTAGCTTGCCAATGGAGCTTTGGAATAGTCCTCGTTTTTTTCTTTTACCTAAATAGGATTCCTGTTTCTTTAGAGGTTCAAAAGCAAGATGGTCAATCTTTGATGTATAAGACTCTTCGTGGATAATAACATTGATTCCTAATAACTTTGCTTTGTAAACAATCTTATTGATTAACTTAGAATGAGGAATAGAAACAAAATGTTGGTTGTTTCGTTTGCCAATATTTATTTTGTTTTTCCATCCTTTGTTTAATCCGATTATGATTGTTCCAATATTGTTTGATCTACAGAAGTTGACAATGTATCTACTGATCTTATGCAACTTATCTTCTATCCAACAGTTTCGTAATAAAGTAATCCTTTTAATCTTATTTGAAGTTCCCTTATTACCGACAAAAGACATCAACTTAGCTTTTTTCTTATTGTACCATTGATTTACAGATTTTGCAATCTTCCCATTTATAATGAAAGATTCAACTACATTACTAACACATGCACAAAGATTATTTAATCCTAAATCAATCGAAAGGAAATTGTCTTTATCTAAACCAAGATCAGTTTCCTTTCTTTCATAAACGATTTCAACTATAAAACATGTAGCTTCAGGAATTATTCTAATTTGTATTAGCTCATCTGGTTTTACTTTTGTTCTAATTGGTTTTATTATATTTTTTACGAAATGAACGCAACCATCTTCCTTTATTCTGCAACTCAATTCGTCAAAGACTACTATATTCAATTTCTTACCATTCTTGTAATCAGGAAGCTTTGGTCTTCTTTGAAATTTATCAGGATGTTTTTCATATTCTTTCTTTGCTCTAATCCATGATTTTATGTTTTCACTTACTTGTTTTATGACGTTACGAGAGACATGACATGGAAGATTACGAAAATCATATTGATTTTCTTTTCCTAATTTCGTAGAAAGTTCATATTCTTTTATATAGTTTCCAGTAAAGACTCCTTGTCGAAAGGCATAAAGACAATAGTTATAAAGAAGACCTGATTTATGGCAGATCTCTTCATACCTATTGTCTTTTATGACATGTCTTTCTACTTGATACATCGTTTTTATATTTTATGTTTTCAAATTTGCAAACAATCAACGAGATAAACAAATTATTGGGCTATTTTATTTACTTAGCAGATATATGTTTTATCTTGCAATAGAAATAGTTAATCAATCAGAAAAAATATCTATTTTTGAGAACGGATTATCTATCCTATGAAATTGTAGGGTGGGCATTCTCCAAGATATGGTAAGAAAATATATTGAAAATCAATATAGCGTTTGATTATAATCTGGCGCATAGATGATAATAGCATTCATATTAAAAGATATAAGTCATGAACTCATGTAACACTTGTAAAGATGACAGACCTGATATTCTGAGATCTAATATCTGTATCGGGTCTGATCCGTGTAATGACTGTACGGACAATTGCGAGATTCTTCCAAAAGAATGCGATTGCCCGTATGGTCATTTAAGCGATCATTGCATTCATTATACAGGATGCAAGACATTCATATCCAAATTAACTCCAGGTATGCCTTATAATGAGGTTATGCATAATATAGAACTGGTTTTCGAAAACATAGATAAGTTTTTGGATAGGATGGTTGAAGAAAATACGCTTCTGAAACAAAGGGTTGAACAACTTGAAAAACAACTTCAAAATGGAAAAGAGTGCACAAATTGGTAAGGACTTAAGTGGTAAACACGTATATGTTCCACATGTGGACGAGACGCCGGTGCCATGCCTGGACGGATACACCTGCACGAACTGCGTGTACTGCGCTGACGACATCAACGCTGGCTACTTCAGTCTGGCTCAGAGATCTGATCTTACGGCTTTAATCAATGCAATGATATGCCGTATGGAATATCAGGATAGGGAAATAGAATTTTTAAAACAAAAAATAAATATTTTACAGAATGGCAATAACAGGTAACGGTTGTTTTGGCAGTCATGGTGGGTGCGAACGCCCGCATCATTGCGATATTCCTTCTTCTAAGATTTTCTACGATGGAGAAAATATAGAAGAAGCTGGTTTGTATCATGGTATGCCTTTAAATAGAGCTTTAGCTAATTTAGCTAAATACGTTTCAAGGGCTATTAACGTAAGTGGATCTGTTAATATGGAGGTATTTGACGGTACTTCTCATGTGGTTCTAAAGAAAGATCCGGCAGAGATTTTGCTTGTGTCTTATTGCGGAGGTGTCGTGCCTTCTGATATGTATAAAGTCCAGGGTCGTACTGTTAGGTTCTGCCGGGATATGTGTCAACAAGACGAATTTGCTGAAGTGAGGGTTGTTTACCGAGAAGAGGCAAATAGTTCTTATGGGTTCCATTGTTAATTTAGGAGGATAAGAAATGGCAGAAAAATGCAAAGGATTTATATGTGGGGGTAATCTCGTTGATGGCTCTGTGCCTTCTGATAAGTTAGATAAAGAAACTATTATCGAGCTTATTAAAGAGATTCTAAAAGAGGAAATGCACGAATCTTGGCTTAAGGAAATAATAGAAACCATACTTAAGGAATCCATTGATTCGGATTGGCTTCGTGAGTTCTTTAAAGAGGTTCTTAAAAAATATGCTAAAGAGGAATGGTTTAAGGACATTATCTGTGGCTTAGGATGTGTAGGTGTACAAGAGATATTCGACGTTATTCCTACTGACATAACATTTGAAGCTACAGGAGGTACGGCTACGGTTCAGGTGGTTGTCGATGATGGAGTTGAATGGGAGTTGACACTTTAAATTAGGGAGGATAATTATGTCGAGAGAGAAAATATATAAGATGGATGATGGTTCTTGGCTTACCTCGGACAAGAAGGAAGGTGTCGGTCGTGATAAAATGAATTTCGATGCTCCATCTTGGAAAGGAAGGGAAGACAGGATCACTATCCGAATTGTGAAGAAATCCGATACTGAAAGTATGAAAGCTATAACTTTCAGGCAAAAAGGCATTAAAATCACAGAAGTCTCGGTTAGCAGGCTGGAGTTCCCTATATCTGGTGGAGATAAGCAGATCCTTATTACTACCAACGCTGCTTCTATCAATGCCCTTATTACGGGTGAGAAAGATATAAAGGGTGTCATAAAAGCATTTACTACCGCTTCCGGTCTTAATATTGACGTCAATGATATTAGGCTTGATTATGGTTTCCCTGGTGATCCGGGTCTTGAAGACACGTTCCAGGTTTCGATGATTGTTTCCATGCCTGGCAATGAGGATGGGAATGAAGTTAATGAGAACATAACTATAAATGGTGTACTGATTCCTATTTATCAGCCTGGAAAGGTCGTTCCTTACATTAAATTGGATAAGGAATTTGAACAAATTGAGGGTGATGAAACAAGTACGCAGTTAAGTATAGAAAGTAATATAAAAGATTATGTTATTGAAATAGTTGAATGCGAGTCTGTGGATAAGGAGGAGATTCACCTGGACAAGGATGTTGTTGATCTTGATTCAGATGGATCACCGGAGGTAATCAACGTAAGTACAAATCCTGAAAATTTAAGATGGAGGATTAGGAATGAAAGTAGATAATTGTTGGGCGAACATAGATAAGAAAGAAGGCGGTCTTAACAGTAAGGTTAATATTTACTTTGATGAAAATGATACTGGTGCCAACAGAAGTGTCAAGATAAGGGTGTCTTCCAGGGACGGTAGCGTATCTGAAGAATGTACGTTAGTTCATAAAAAAAAAGAACAGGTAGTTTATAGAAATAAAAGACAATCGGCTCTTTTCACAAAAGAAGGATGTAATTCTGAGACAGAGAAAGGGGAAGAGCTTGAGTACGTTGTTGAGGCCGGAAAATACACATCTATCATATCTCAGTCTGATGCTGATGACAAGGCTATGAAAGATATTGAGCAAAATGGTCAGAACTGGGTTAATGAGCATGGTCGTTGTATAACCATATTATGGTACAATGTCAAGAAATCAAAGTCGTTTAGAAAGAACGATTGTGATCCTGATACCGAAGAAGGAAGTTTGGTTACGATGACAATCGAAGCCGGGCAATTTTCTTCTACCATAAGCCAAGAAGATGCCGACCGTAAGGCTGAAGCTGAGTTGAATGCCAAAGGTCAAGACTATGCTAATTCTCATGGTACTTGCAATACCATAAAATGGTACAACGACAGGAAATCCAAGATGTTCCAAAAGACAGATTGTGAGGTGACTGAAGTTGGATCTATGGTAGAGTACGTTGTAGAAGCCGGCCGCTTCTCTTCTTCTGTTTCTAAGGAGGATGCTAATCAGAAGGCTTTGGATGCCTTGGAAGCTGAAGGTCCAGGTTATGCTAATGAGCATGGTACATGTGAAACAAATTTATGGTATAACGTAGAGAAGTCAAAAGTATTTTATAAAAATGACTGTGAAGATGGATTTATCGGAGCGCCTTACACTTACACAGTAGAAGCCGGTAAATACACATCAGACGTAAGTCAAGAAGATGCTGATAAGAAAGCTCTTGATGATATAGAGAGAAACGGCCAAGAACAAGCCAACCTTAATGGTGAATGCATTGAGGATCCTAATTATTTTATAGGAAAGGCTTCGGCTCGTGTTCAGAAAAATGATTGCGATGCCGAATCTCAGACCGGAAGCTTCGTTGATTTGACTGAAAAGGATCTTGCCGGATATCCAGATGCTTTTGTATCAAGGGAAAGCCAGGAGGCAGCTAACGCGTTGGCTGAAGCAGCTATGGAAGAACAGAAACAAGATCTTGCAAATAAGAAAGGTACTTGCATAGATAAAAACCAATTTGTTGGTGTATATAGCAAGGTATTCACAAAAGACAATTGTGAAGGAGAAGGCGTAGGTTCGCAGGTAACGGTAGACCAAGACGATGTAACTGGTGGTCCTTTTACTTCATACGAAAGCCAGGAGGCGGCTAACGCGCTCGCTCAGGCTGCCGTCGAGCAGCAGGGCCAGGCCATAGCCAACCGGGACGGCCATTGTACGTGGACTGGTAAATACAGTGAGGAATTTACCAAAAATGATTGTACTGAAGGTCAGGTAGGATCTAAGATTACGGTAACCGAACAAGATGTTGTTGGTGCTCCTTTCACATCTACCGTAAGCCAAGATGATGCTAATAACAAGGCCAAGGCTGCTGTCAAAGAGCAAGGTCAGGCTATTGCCAATAATAAAGGGAATTGTGAAGATATGACGGTCTATACCGGTCATTACAGTAAGAGATTCGTTCCAGAATGCGAGGATTGTCATAAAGGTGTAGAGATGGAGGTTACGGCTGAGATGGTAAATGGAAGCCCTGTTACATCAACAGAAAGCCAGGATGCAGCAGACGCAGAAGCCCGTAGGATCGTAGAAGAAGGCGGTCAGGCTTATGTTAATAAGAACGGAACTTGTACACCATTAAGCACCGATCCTGTATGGGAGGACGTAGAACCGGAAGAACTTAGATGTAATGAAGGTAAGTCTCAGAAAAAGCAACGTGATACCAACGAATGTTCTGAAACTCACAATCAAGAACGTTGGGTAGATGGCGGGAATAAGGTTTGTAGCTGGACCGGTCATTATACAGAAACGTTCCAGAAAAACGATTGTGAGATACCGGATTCAGGAACGGAAGTAGAAGTAAGTGAAGCTGATGTTGAAGGCAATCCTTTTATTTCTTTCGTAAGTCAAGAAGATGCTGATAATAAGGCCAAGGAAGCTGTTAAGGCTCAAGGACAGAATATTGCCAACCAAAAAGGCAAATGTAGGTTCGTAGGCGTATATAGCAAGGAATTTACGAAAGACAATTGCGGATCATGTCAGCATGGTGTTCCGATGAGCGTAACACAAGACATGGTAGGTGGACCGTTCTATTCTAATGAAAGCCAGGAAGAGGCAAATAGATTAGCTCAGGAAGCCGTAGAAGCCCAAGGTCAGGCTTATGTTAACAAGAACGGAACATGTGAAACGGACAACACCGATCCTGTATGGGAAGATTCGGAACCGCTTGAAACTAAATGCGAAGGTGGTAAATCCTATAAAAAACAGGTTAATACCAACGAATGCTATGGTGGAGAAAATGAACGTTGGGTAGAAGGTGGAGATAAGGTATGTACCTGGACCGGAACATATAGCAAGGTATTTACAAAACAGTGTGCTGACGGCGGTGTCGGATCTAAGGTTACCATAGATCAGGATGATGTAACCGGTGGTCCTTTTACGTCTACCGTAAGTCAGGAAGACGCAAATAGCAAGGCTCAGGCTGCCGTCGAACAGCAGGGACAGGCTCTTGCTGACGCGCAGGGAACTTGTACCTGGACCGGTAAGGCAAGTAAGGTCTTCACCAGAAACAATTGCGGAAGCTGTCAGCATGGTTCGTCTGTTACCGTAACCCAAGATCAAGTAGGTGGTCCATTTACGTCCAATATCAGTCAAGCTGATGCTAATAAGAAGGCTCAAGATGCTGTAAATTCCCAAGGTCAGGCAGTAGCTAACAAAAACGGTGATTGCGTAGCTGATAGCACAACTCCTTCTTGGTCGGATACCGGAAGCACCCGTTGTGACGGTTGTACGTCTCAGAAGCAACAACGTGACACCAATCCATGTTCTTCTTCTTACAACGACACAAGATGGGTTAATGGAGGTGGAGAATCTTGTACAGACTGGTCTTATTACGGAACAGGAGATTGCGTAGGTCATACTCAGTATGATGCTTATCGTGATAGTTGCTCTGGTAGCATAGATCGTCAATATTCTGTAAGTTGTAGGAATTGCTGTAATTGCGGATCTTACGGTTCTTGGCAAGAAAATGGATGTAAGAATGATCAAGTGAAATACGTTCGTTATGATGATTGTGGTCATGCCGAATACAAATACGAATATGAAGTTGGAAAATGTGGATATGCTCCATATGAGTTTCAGTTCCATGATGGAAGAACGAGCAAGTCGAGGTCTGTAACTGGAGAATCCCAGGATATTGAAGAAGTTATCATAAGTACTAAGAGTAATTCATATATGGGTTTTTCTGTTAAATCGAAACCTTCTTGGTGTTCTGTCGATTACAGAGATCAGACATCTGAAAGTATGAAGGCTGTGGTGACGTTATCTGCCAATACAACATCTTCTTCCAGATCCGGTGATATTGTTTTTGTTCAAAATGAATCTGGAAAGACAGTTACTCTTAGTATTTCGCAGGCAAGACAAATGTTGTATAAGTTCACATTCGATGATAATACTACTTCAGATAAATCTTTATCTGTTCAAGCTGCATCTAATGATGCTCAATATACAATCAAAAGTACATTGAATGGTTCTTATCATGGTTTTGCCACTACGTCTAAACCGTCTTGGATTACGACTGAGTATAAAAATCAGGCTTCTGATAGTATGGTTTGTGTTCTTAAGATAACTGCCAACACAAGTACATCTTCTTCTCGTACTGGATCCGTTGTGCTTACTCAAAATGACAGTGGTAAAACATTGAAAATAAATGTTACACAAGCTGCGGCTGAGGTCAAGCTTGTACCAGCACATATTACATTAAAAAACGGCTCTTGGGCTACTTATAAGAAGAATAATGTTTCTTATAACCCTGGTGCCGGCAAGTGTATTGCTGGATTCGAGTGGACTGGAGATGAAAATGGAGATATACGAATTTATACTTGTGATATTAAGGTAGTAGATTCCAGTTACCGTGAGATATCTGGAGCTACTATAAGCATTGGAACTACAACCCAGAGAAAACAGCCTGGAAGCTCTTGTTCGTATTTCGGAGCTGTAGCGGGAGGTATATTGGCAGGATATGTTCATGTTGGAGATGAGAATAAGGATACTACATGGTATATACGAACTATAAACGTATCCTATGACGGCAAATTGTATAAGAGTGCTACTGTTAGACAATTTGAAAAAACAGGTATTTCCAAGAATGGTGGTATATTTAATGTCTATAATGAGTCACCTGCTTCTTACAACTTTATCGTAGATGGAGCTGAGTGCGGTGATGATAGAGGAACTTTAAAATACTCTTATTCTCAGATGAATCTTAATCCAGCATAATTAACAAGGGAGGGGATTTAGTTCTCTCCCTTGAATGTTTTTTGGATTATATTATTTTGTTTTAAGTATTGTCTATTAGAATAAAAATGATTAATATTGCATATCATTCAATTTTAAAATTTTAGTATCATGGCTTGTAAAAAGAAAGCTCGTCAGGGTGGTGAAGTCGATAAGAAAGACAAACCTAAAATGCGCCAAGGCGGTAGTGTTGGAGGCAAGATGAAAAGAAAGAAGACGAGCACTAAAAAGTGATTGAAAACCAGGGGAAGGTGCTGATCACCTTCCCCATTTTAGTAACATAACAACAATTTATTATGAGCAACAAGTTTATTAGCAAAGGGCAAAGGAATGTCTGTGTGACGTTTGTGAAGTACTATCCTGTATTGATGCAGGTTATTATGTTAGCCAGCATTTTTGATGAGTTTTATCCTTTTAGTATCACTAATTGGCTGTATCCGATATTAGGTCATTCTCTATCATGGGACCTATTTCTCTTGGCTTTTTCAAGAATGTTCAGGTTTTGTATATGGCATAGGTTATTGATCTATAGCATGATTTTTAATATCTGTGTAGAAAGGGTTACGGTTAATATTGAGATGCCTATTGAGCACAATATAGTAGTGTGGTCTGTTATGGCTGTTACTCTGTTGATAATCATTGCCTCTATTGTTTTAAGATTTAAAACAGGATGTTTTGAAAATGAAAGAAATTCTGACAGAGACGCTGCGTAAAAGTGGTGCGGCGGTATGCGATAAGATAAAGGAGATGTTTTTAAGCGGGGAATGCGATCATCTTACAGCCAACGATCTTGAGACATGGACGCAACTTGCTAATCCGGCTAAGTACTATACCGGAGAAGAGGCTATTTCTTATCTTAATGTAACTTCTAAAAGATTTTATGAATATCGGAAGGCGAAGTTAGTTCCTGATCCTGTTAAGATAAAGGGATTCCCTAAACCTTTATATACGAAAGTTATGTTGGATGAGGCTATAAAAACCATATCCGGCATGAGCGAAAGAGAGATTTATATGAGGATCTTGAATGCTAAATCAAGAGAATCCAGAGCAAAAGAAAGGAGGGGAGTATGATTACAAATGGTGAATTTGTATCAAGAGTTGTAAACGGTATTCATGCCCTTGACAAAGATTCACATGTTAGTCGGAGATGGATATTGAATATCGGTAGAACCAAAGCCGAATCTTATACAGCCCAGAGATGGGATGATGGGACATTGCTTGGCGACCACCGGCTCCTGACTTACGTTACTTGTTTGGAGATGATTGAAGTTGACAAAATAGTTTGTTGTGATGCCGAATTTGCGTTGTGTAATACACTTATGCGTTCAAAGCATAAACTTCCAGGACTTCTTTATTCTGCCCTTAGACCGGCTATTACTAAGGTGACTAACGTAGATAACACTATATTTTTTAAGTTCGCTGAAATAAAGTCGTATCGCAATGAACAAAAAAGACCGTATGCTAAATACGTTAAAGAACGTCGTCCTTTTTATTATGTAGAAAACGACTATATTTATATACCGGATTTTCATATAGAGCTTATTAACGTAGAGTTCTTTACAACAAGAAGAAAGAAGGCGCTGGAGTTAATGGCCTGCGATCCTACACCTAAAGGGTGTGAATCTGAATGGGAATACGAATTTATCTGCCCTATTAAGTTAATTGAGTACGTAGTGGCAGAGACGATAAAGGAAGTAGCATTCAGGCTACAGATTCCTGTTGATGAAAATCCGAATCTTGATTCTAATCAAAAAAGTCAAATTGTTCAATAACGAAACATTTTTATCCTTATTTGGGTCTTAGTTGTGAAACCAAGACCCATTTTTTTATAATTTAGTGACATGAAAAGAACATCAATACAATCACCGTATTTTGTAGCCTACTACCATCGTCTTATGAAAAGAAAGAATGGTTTTAAGAAAGGCATGATAAGAGACAGAGGAGAGGTTTTAAGACTGTTGTCTATTATATGGAAAACCGTATCAGAACATTATGTGGAAGCTGATGCCGGTGTTTACGTAGATAACGTAGGATACTTATGCCATGTACTTATACCAGGGCAGCGCTTTGCCGTCAGGCGGGACCTGGACATCGTGAGCAGGCTCGGCACCAACGGCTACCTCTACAACCACCTGGCTATGGATTTCGCAGACTCCAAAAGATATTACCATTTTGTAATACAAGATAGTTTAAAAAAGAAGTTAAGGGTTAAAATGAATAAAGGACGAAGATACCGATTTATGTACAATGAAATACTTGCTAAAAGAAGGGTGTTTAAAGATTTCCAGATTAAGAGAGTTTTCGAAGATCGAGAACTCAATCATAGGAACATGTAAAAAAAATATAGCGATTACCCTTTATTGATATAGGTTAATCGCTATATTTGCATATCCGTCTACCTTCTCAGGCTGGCGGATATAAAAAGTAAAATTCCTATTATGGGAACAAATGTAAGCAATTTTCAAAACAATGCGAAGAACAGTAACATTATTTTGACGTCGGAATCCAACGAAATGGAATTTAGCAAAGAGGTTAAAACCGTATCATCTTTCAAAAATTCAGATTTTGGAGAGCTAAAAATTATTATTATTGACGAAGAACCGTATTTTATAGGATCTCCTATAGCTTCATTTTTAGGGTACACTAATCCGAGAAAAGCGATAAGGGATCACGTTGATGAAGATGATAGACTAATAATGAAAGTACCTGATACTCAAGGGTGGAACGAAACGTTCCGTCCCTACACTCCAAACACTAAAATACTGATAATCAATGAGTCTGGATTGTATAGCCTAATTTTTGGATCAAAGATGGATTTTGCTAAAAAATTCAAGAAATGGGTAACATCTGAAGTTCTTCCCTCTATAAGAAAAACCGGCTCCTATTCTATAACACCGAAAGACTATCCATCTGCATTAAGAGCATTAGCTGACGAGATTGATGCCAAAAATAGAGCCATAGCCGAGAGGGCGCAAGCAGAGGCGGAGAGACAACAGGCGATTAAGACCATAGAAGAGCAGCGTCCTGATGTGGAGTTTGCAGAATCATTTAAGAAAGTTGACCATGAAAATATGTGGTTGATTAGAGATATTGCGAAGAAGCTTGAACAAAATGGGATCATTATTGCCGAAAAGAATCTCCGTATGTTTCTTGAAGAAATGAAATTCATGTTCAGGAACGGGCAGGGTAAATGGGAACTATACAGTGATATCGTTAAAAATAAGTTTGGTGTTTATCGATCTTACTTTGTGGATAAGTACTCCGGGGAAAGAGTTAATCAGCAAACAATATACATGACTGGTGCCGGATATGAAGTTACGCTCAATGGTATAAAAGGGAAATGTAGAAGCACGTTTCTAAAGTACGGTAAGTTTGAAGATCCTAACTTTTAAAACAGCAAAATAGGGCATTAATCAGATTATTAATATCTTTGTGGAGGTCAGGTTCGTTTCCTGTCCTCCATATTTTTTTTTTACGATGACTGTTGAGGAATATATCATAGAATTAAAATCATCTTTAAGATCATTTGACAAGCGTGATCTGATAGATGAGGTATCCATCTACAAATGGGTAGAAATTGCCCTGAAGAAGTTTGGAGGCGATATTACTATGCGCAAAGAGGCGGTAGTGGACGTCAAGCGAGGACAGGCTCGTATGCCGGGAGATTACTTTGATCTTATTCTGGCATTTAAATGCGATTTCAAGGGATATGAGGTACCGGAAGGTGATAAGGTGATACCAGAGCTTCAAAATACAATAGCGTGGAAAGAACGTACCGAAAGAAGTTATAGGTGGTGTTCTTGCAATGAATGTTGTAAAGACGAATGCGAGAAGGTGATAGTTGAAAAATTTTATATCAACACCCACGATCGCGATCATGAAGTTCGTTGCTATTATGACCGGCCTGTGATGTTAGGTCTTGCTAAGCCTATGCTTCGTGATTCTTGTTTAAGTAAATGCCGGAATAAGGTAGTAAAGGATAGTCCGTATGAGATAAATATCGTAAACGGATTCCTGTATGCTAATTTCGATGGTCCTATTTACATGCAGTACCGGTCTCTTCCTTTTGACGGAGAATCTAACATAATCATACCAGACACGCCGCAGGGTCTGGTCCTGGATTATGTCGATAATTTTGTGAAGATGAGATTCTTTGAGGAACTGATGTATAATGGAGAAGCACAAGGAGCAGCCGATTTGTTCAAGTTGTATGCACAGCAAGATTTGGTTAAGCTGAAAAATGCTAAGACCGAACTTAAGATGATGGGTATGACATTGAAAGGCATGTACGAACCTCTTAGACGGCGCCGTGCTGAGTTTGAGATATATACTAAGGCGTATCCTGTAATCGATAATATACTTAAATTGGTATGACAGAAGTCGTTATATTCATATACTTGCTTGGTGTTATTGCGTCTATGATTGTTTGGTCAATCAGGCAATTTAAAGGAGATGCGAGTTTGGTAGAGACAATGTACTGCCCGATAGTATTTTTGTTGAGTTGGATATACGTATTCGAAATATTTAAAATGAGATAAAATGTTAGAAGTTAGTGCAAGCGAAATAGTAACCGCCGACAAAATGAGAGGCGTGGGGCCGGCAAACATCCTTTTCACAGCCGGACCGAATCCGGTAGCCGAAGATCGCCGTGGTGTAGCTAAGGTAACGGCTGGTGGAGAGAGTAAGAATGTTACAATCACACAAGCTGCCGGAGAGCAGGTTGTTGTAATTCCTGAGTTCGATTATCTTGTTCTTAGATACGGATGGGAATCGGAAGACGGTTCCGATTTTGATACTGCAACCGGTTTTACTAACACAGGCATATCAAATGTGGATAACAAGTACGTTGGATGGAGTAAGCAGTGGGCCACCACCCAACAACAGGTAGGTGATTACCTTGTTTATGGTGGTGATAACATGCAGTCCGGTCTTGAAGGGGCACTTATTAAGATGAAGACCTTGCTGTCAGCGCCGGGCATGGACGAGTCAGAACCTAATATCAATGCTGATATCTATGGTAATTGGTATGGGAATAGAGGGCGAGGAAATGTCGTTGTGTCTTTTACAGCCTACCTTGGAGGAGAGATGGTTAAACAAGGATTTAACTTCATTAACGAAGGTGGTGAGGAGGTTTACTCTGACAGCATCACTACCAACGTTTCGGCTCATGGTGAAACCAATTACCAAAATATAAAAGGTTTGTACACTAAGATGGGTACGATGGTTTATAATAAGGAAAAGCGTGATTGTGTTATTGTTATAGGTTAAGACATGGAAAGCCTTTGGAATAAATACAATAAGATCAAGGAGGTGTTTTACCGAGATTTCGTTTACGATTCCAGTTACACAGAGCAGGCCTCGTGCATCCCACTGTCGTCGGTGAAGGACGGGGTAGGCTGGGTCGGCGACGGAACCATTAACCTGGCTCAGTATCTCCAGTTCCTATACACGGAAATAATTCTTGGCAATAAGACAGAAGATGATGTTCGTAATGCCATACTGGTACTTACTCGCCTTGCCGATACTACTTATGATCTATTTTTTAATAGTAACAAAGGTATTTATTTCAAATTCGAAAAAGGATTTTTCTTAAGAGACGATATCCATAGCGAAGATGCCGATAAGTTCGGTCTTACTAAGATAAGTTCTGGATATACTAATGGTATAGAGTTAAAAGACGAAGATCCATGTTTCTCCCCATTTACTTCACAAGATCAGATCTGGAATCTGGCTCCGATATTAGCTTTCTTATCAGAAAAAGGATTTGAAGAAGCCGGGCAAGCAGGATACGATATTTTTGAGTACGTTATTAGAAACAGACACAAGATATACAATCCTTATTACAGCGCCTTGCTTCATCATTGGACATTTCTTCCTGATATGGACACCGATAAGGTTAAGCCGTGGGATAGGGTTAGTAATCGTAACAAGAATCTTAAATACAAAGTTAAGGTTAAGAGAGGAGCTAATAACTGGTATTTTTCTGGAGGGTTCAGATGGGCTTTTAAGAAGTTCGGAGGCGAGTGCAGTACATTCTGGCATTGCCTATGGTATAAACCATTTATATTTTTAGCAGATAGAGTATATCATCCATATGTATGTAAATGGTTTGGCATTAAAGTCAAAAATAATTCTTACTATTGTCTTGGATCCACAAATGAAAAATCATGGTACGGTCCTGGATTTAATAAGAGGCTGGTTAAGTTCTTTAATAAGTCTTTGGAAGGATCGGAGTTATTTATGCCTCATCTTGTCTTCTTGCAAGAAGCCGAATGCGTTGAAGGAGATAAACTCAGGGCCTTTTTAGATAAATGGGAATGGGATGGTGTTAATTCACCTATTGAGTTTTTGATATTGTGTAACTGGTACAAAATTAAATTCGGAAAATGAAAATCTATTACAATTCTAAGATAGCTAAGTTATTTACGTTCATTGACGGCTACAAAACAATTATGTTATTTGGAGCCGTATTTACCGAACGTGATAGTATATCATTGAGAACCGAATATCATGAGGAGGCGCATTGTAATCAGTATCATACGTTATTTTATTTTGGTATGTTTATATCATTGCTTACAATAGGATTGTGTCTCTTATTCGGTAATGCAGGATGGTGGATGTTATGGCTGTCCCTTATTCCAATATTTTTATACTATACATGGTATTTAATTGAGTACCTGATTAGGTTGTGCATATATCGCGATCATGATAAGGCATATCATAATATCGTATTCGAAAGAGAGGCTTTCGACTTAGAAAAGTATTGGAATAAGCATGATGTTTTGAGGAAGGAGTCGGAAGGGTTTAGTTTCCTCGGTTATTATAGGAAGGAGTATCATTATGAGTAGGAGAAGATATTTTGAGGAACAGAGATCTGGTAATGGAGCTATTTATCATTGTGTGGAAACAGAAATCGAGCCTGGAGATAGAATCAGATTATTTGATTTAATGAATAAAATCAAATCCGATACAATTAGCCAGGATAAGATAAATAGTGTACTGAATCAGCTTAGAGAAGGAACAGCCTTTAATATTCATACTCAGAGTCCAGTTTCTTTTTCGTTTTCAAGCACCTCTACCGGTTACGAACCAATGGCAATATGGATTAGATTTGACCATTATCCTGCTCCAAGTGAACAACAGGGTATTATATACAAGTTTCAGATAAATGATCAGAGGTACGTTTTTATGTTTTCTAATAGATACGATGGAATGAGAGATCTTATTAATAATGCAGATGAAGATGTTGATTGTGTTACTTCTGCAACAGAGAGTAGTATATATCACAATGATTCTTTTTATATATTTGTGTAAATTATGAGGAGGAGATTCGAATATAAAGACAGGGAGCTTGAAGACTTTCTTATAAGGTTTTATCCGGCTGGCAATTACACATGGTTGGTGGAGGTGGTAGTGGCAGCTCTGCCGGCGGTGGAGGTGGTTATACCAAGACCTTCAAATCTGATAACAAAGGCTGGAAAGACGGAGAAGCTATTGCTGTAAAACCTGGTCAATCTATTTCTATAACAGTAGGAAAAGGAGGAGCAAAGGTTTATCAAGCCGAACAAAATTCTCCTGGTAAGGATGGTGGTTATTCTCAATTCATGAGTTCGTCTTATAGAGCAAATGGAGGAAAGGGAGCTAATAAGTGGAGGGGAGGAGATGGTGGTAGTGCCGGCAGTTCGTCATATACGCAAGATGGTGCTTCGGATGGTGGAGACACCAATGGAGAAGAGTATGGAGTAATCAAAGGTCAAGGTCATACTACCAGAGATTTTGGAGAATCCGGCGGTAAAAGAAATGCCGGTGGCGGAAGTGGAGAAACTAACACTGGGGTAGTATTCCAAGGAGGAATATCTGATTACAGTGAAGGATCTGGCACAGGGGGATCAACAAACGGATCTGGTAAAGGAGGAGGAGGTTATGGCGGCGGAGGAGGCGGCGTCAGATACTCTATGGTTTATGCCGGAGCCGGCGGTGATGGTACTGTGTTAATTAGGGGTAGAAGATATAAATCGTAAGTAGATGTTATGAGACGAAGATTTGAAAATGTTAATATGGCTATGGGTAATTGTTTCTCTCCTGTAATGGAAGGGAGTCAATTTCAATGGAATAATATTGTAGTTAATAGTCCAGTATATATAACTCCAATAAGAAGAAAGAAATTCAAGATAAGTTTTGGAGAATTTGATTTATCCAAAGTTTTGTCTAATGTATCATCTAATCGTGATATTATAATAAGAGATAAGTCTGCATATACGTTTCTATTGTTACTTCTGTCTGCTGATCATTCTAAATGCAGTTTGTTTAATAATCATCTAACAGTTAATACCCAGGATTTACCAAGATATATTTTTTACATTGATTCCGAACATGAGGAACTGTATTCATACAAAGACGGGGTTTTAGAAAGTAATGTGACGATAATGGATCCAGTTGATAATTATTTCTATAATTATATTGATATTCAAATAAGAAATTTCAATGATAATCCTATCCCCGATTTTTATGTAGGTGTGGTCGATAAAGTAGGAGACTGAAAATGTATTTCTTTTCTTCACCTACTTTAGAAATCCATGATTAAATCTCTTTTGCTATCTTTGTGACAAACAGTTATAAAATGGCAGCAGAAGATAACAGAAACATAGCGGTTCCTCAAACAGGTATGAACCGAGATCTGCATCCGTCGAGTCTTACGGATCAGCATTATACGTTTGCCTTGAATGCCAACATCGAATCCGAGGATGGTAATGTTGGGATGAGATCTAACGAGCACAGTAATCTTAAATGCATTGATTTCGATGGGTTTAAGGTTATTGGTTACAAGAATGATCTTACTTCGGGCAATATCTATTTTTTTATAACAAATCCTGAAACAGGCGTATCTAAGATAACTTATTTCAAGCCTGAATCCGATACAAGTATCTTATCCGATTCCGATATAGAGTCTATGGTAGAAGGATCGGAGTCGTTGTGTTCTGGCATGAAGACCTTGCTGGAAGACAACGAGCAAGATCCGTGCCTTAAGTTCTCTATCTATCATCCTATAAAAACCATAGAAATAAAGACAGAGAAATGTGGGAAATGTATTTACTGGACTGACGATTATAATCCTCCCAGGTATGTTATTGTAGACAAGGCTCTGACGGCGGATGATGAAGGAGATATTTGGTATCATTATCATGGGTATAAGATATGCGATAAAGAATATGATAGAGACAAATTCATGCAGGAGAATGGTTGTTTTCTGGCATGTGAGAAACTTAGGGTGTTTCCGCTACTGGACCAGCCATGCGTAGAGCCGGTACAGATAGAGTACGGGGGCAGCCTACGTGCGGGCGTGTATCAGTTTGCTGTGGCCTTGTGCGATGAATTTGGTAACGAGAAAACTAACTATACTTCATTGACTAACCCTGTTCATGTATTTGATGAGCAATATATTAGGATAAATGATGGTAAATGGGGAGAAAGAACTAATCTTGGTATAAGACTTAAGGTGTCTAATCTGGATAGGCAAGTCAGCCATTACAAGGTGGCTGTTATTCAGAATACTGTAGGATACAATGGCGAAACACAACCTGTAGTGGATTATTTTATAGAAGGTATTCATCCTATTACAGAGAAGACCATATACTATTATTCTGATCTTAATAATAAGAGGACAACATTTGAACATATTTCTTTAAAAAGAGCCATATATAATACATCAAGAGGAATAGTGTCAGTCGGAAACCGTCTTCTTCAATATGGTCTTACGGCAGAAAAAGAATGGAATTTACAGCCTGTAGTTTCCCTCATGGGTCATTTCTTGAAATGGCAGGCGTCTGTAGCCCACGAAGATTTATATAAGGATGGTAATGCTTGTTCGTTGTATGTGGGATATATGAGGAATGAAGTGTATCCGTTTTCTATCTCGTTTAAGACATCTACTGGTTATAAAACTCCAGCATTCGTTCTTGTTCCCCCACCTTCTGATAAGGCAAGAGAGGAAATGAACAAAGACAGTATCCCATACCAGTCTATAAACGCATATGCTCCGGATTGCTCAGGTGTTGATAGGAAATATGTATGGCAGTATAGCAATACGGCAGGAGATGGGGTATTGATTGACGACGATGCGGTTGTTATAGATGAAGAACAGAAAGAGTGTAACAACCCGGCTACTGTAGGTCAAACTGTTATAGTGGAAAGCAATTTCGCTACTTTTAAAGGGAAATCAAGATTTATTATCGATTATGATGATATTGTAGGAACCCCTATAAATTATTTGTCTGAAAATATAGGTCTTGTAGCTTGTAACAATAAGGAGAATGGAGACAATGAAAGACAGATATGCGATATAGCTACCAAATACAGAGAAGACGGAACACAGGATTATATGGAACCAATTGATCATATTGGGTTGCCAGAAATGGAAGGAGACTGCGAAGTTCCCCATCGTCAAGAATCTATATTGTCTGCTCCAGTTCCACTAATAACAGGCCTTGTAGAAGATTATATCTATAAGGTTCTTAGCGAAATGGAACACGTCTCTACAGATTATCTATATACCACAGGAGGAGAAAATCAGAATAAGTATTCTGTGTTGTTTAATTACGAGACAATGGATTCTTTATCTGAATGGATGGAGGAAGCATTTTTTGGGTATAGCGCTGGCAGCATATCAGGTGATGGCAATCAACACCTTTGTTCTGAGTTTTATCCATACTTACAACCTGGATCTGTTTTAAAAACCGTGTCTGATGCTATATACGTATTAGATACCATGCCTTGTACATGCGGATGTTATATTGAGAGTTATTGCTCTGATCCTACTGTGTCAAGAACTGATTATAACAACTTTCAAAATTATAATTATCTTCTTGGAAGTTATATTCTTCATATAGATGGATGGAGCCAAAAGATAAATGATGTAGGAGATTGGCGAGCCGGTAGATCTACCAGTACAGTCATAAATAATCAGTATAGATCAAAGAACGGACCCAGGTATTGTATTGAGCAATTTTGGCCTGAAGCTTCTGAGAAGTTGCAAGATATGATATATAAAAATTCGGATACCGGTATAGATGAAACTGATTGGAAATTTGAAGGGTATGTAAACAATGCTACATTTAATAATCCTACAGGGGATAAGCTTAATATTGGATTCGCATCTGAATTTGTGGTATGGAAGTTTGTCAGAAATGTAATGACAAATGCAAGATTTATTAAGATTAATAGACCAGAAGAGTGGGACATAGAAGGTTATAAAGACGAGAACAAAGTTCTTTATCTTGAAGCTCTTGGAAAGGTAGATGGCATAATGGATGCTGTGTCTACCAATTACGTTCGTGTTTCTTTTTGGAAGGATGTTGAAACATGGTCCCCTCTTGGAATAGTACCAGTTGAATTTGATAGACCTGAGTATGAATCATCTCATTCCGTTATTGTTAACATAGCAAGACCGGCTTTCGGAGAAATAAATGAAGAGTTTTTTGATTCTATAGGTCAAAATTATTTTTATGTTACAATAGAATCTCCTATTGTAGCAGTTCCTTGGATAATGACGTTTAGACAAATTCAATTTTGTTCTTATAAAAATTATGATACCCCAGAAGAAGAGGAAGAAGAAGGAAAGAAGCCTTCCCGTGCTATTCTTGGAGTCGCTTTTGCTACAGGTAAAACCATATATCCTTATATTTTTGGTGTAAGAGAAAAAGAAATAAATAAGGTTGATTTGTCTGTTGATTCAATAATATTAAGATCGACGGTAGTATTTGCATCAAAATGTCAGACATGCGGAGATAGGCCCATCAATTGCAAGCCTCGTCCTTATAAATACGGGGATTTTGCATATTGGGAATCATCTGAGAAATATCCTGCTAATTTTGAACTTTATGATAGTAGTAGGATGAAAATAGACACAGGCAGATCTTATGATGATCCAAAAAAAACAGAAGCTTATTCTAATATTATGAATAAGTTAACAGAATATTATGGTGCTCCTTTGTCAGACAAAAATGGATTATCTTATTTCAAGGGCCATTCTTATGGAGGGATAGATACTTCTACCATATTTTGTCAACAACCTATACGTCATTACCGGTTTCCAGATAATAAGCATATACCATTCATGAACAGTGATGAACGTGGATATGACATAGCTTCTGAAATATATCCGGTAGGTATTATGGTAGATGAGAACACCATACAAGTGTTTTTGGATTTTGCAGTGGATTCTGGTTTGATTACGCAACAACAAAGAAATACGATTGTAGGATATGAACTGTATCGTGGAGATAGGAGACTAAATAGGTCGGTTGTGGCTTCAGGATTAGCCTATGATATGCTTAGATACATAGGAGACGATGGTAATGTGAATATCTATCCTAATTACCCATATAATGACCTGTCACAAGATCAATATAATTATACGTCTGGCAAAAGAGACGAGTTTATATCCCATCCTTTCGACAAAGGAGGAAACGTGTGGTATTCATTCTGTTCACCTGATATTTATTTCAACAAGCCAGAACTTCCAAATGAAGTATGTATAGACGGGTTTCAAAGAGGAATGTCTGTGGGCAGTTTCGTACCTGTAGAAGATCATCCAAAATGGACTATCTTAGGTCCTGCCGCATACACGATGGCTGCGTCGCTTGCCGCAGTTGAATCAAGTGCCACAATAGCAGCTATGATAGCAGAAGAGCTTCAGATAAGGGCGCAGTCTGGATACATAGGAGGGTCGGCCGGTCTTACCGGAGGAGGATTCCTGACTAATTTAAGTGTGGCCATGCTGTTTTCTTCAATGGTGTCAACCATCAGTCAGACTCTTGCTAAAGGCCCGATATTGTATGGTAAGTACCGTTATGATTGGCTTAATACGTTTATAAACAATGGACCAAGACGTAATCATGCATGGTATTATACTTCTGTGGGATTATATAATTCAATGATAGGCATAACAGATCAGGATAAGTATGAACGAAATTTTGCCCGTGGTTTATCTTCTGTTAAGTACATTAAGTCTGGCGTATATCCGATGATGGATGCCAGTATGTCTTCTAAATGGGGAACCGGTAGAAATGATAATGAGGGACGTTTCTTATTCGTTAATAATATAGATCGTGAATCTTCGTTATTTTTATCATTTGGTGATCCAGGTGAAAAAGGAGATGGTAAATCGAAATATTTATTGGAATATCCGAACTATGTTTACAATTACGACAGTAGCCGCATAGATGATTCGGTTATTGCTGGAAGTGATGTTGTAGCAGGAAGAACATTCGAGCAATCCAAAACAGTATCGTACATCTGTTCTCCGTATATGAGACTTATGCGATATAGGCCGGATCAATATGGACAGATAGAAGATATAAAATGGATTTCCATAGGCGGATGTGGCTTTTTCACTAATGAAAAGAAACTGATGTTCGGTGGTGATACGGTGATAACCAGATTTTCATTAAAGAGAAAATTTCCTGTTTTTTATAATAGTGCTTTTGGTATTGGAGATATGATACCTTTCCCTTACATGGATTATAGAAATGTAGGATATCCAAGATATTTTGTTAATTATGATACAGGGGAAGATGCGCTTGAAACCACGGATAACGAACGTTTCAATAGTTGGACATCTTCTAATAAAGGAAGATATGCTTTTTACCCAAATAGGAAGAGCTTGTATGAATTGAACGGTGACACCTCCGGTAAGTATGTAGATGGCAGATTTTATACATGGTTCTATGGTATTCCTCAGTTCCTTGTAGAGTCTGAAATAAATTGTAATTTCAGATTAGAGGGCCCTCAGCCTCATGAATTATTCTATCCAAAAGTAGGAGATTTTGTTTGGTGGACACAAGAAAAGAACGTATCTATCCATAGGGACAATGATTACAAGATAAGTCCTATCTATTCATCAAGAATGACATTGACACCTAATATATTGCCGGCAACATACGAACGTCGTTTTTATGATTGTGCTTACCAGCGACCTAATGGTGTTATATGGAGTAGGGCTGACGTATCTGAAAACAGTCAAACAGATCCGTGGCTAACGTACAAGCCTATGGACTATCATGAGTTCCCAACCAGCAACGGGAAGCTTATTCACATGAAGCGTATTGAATCCGATCAGATCCTTGTCAGGTTCGAGGATCAGGTTTCACTCCATAACGCCATAGACGTAATCAAGGAGCGCACCTCCCCGGGGCAGGCTGAGATGGGCACAGGCGGTCTGTTCGCGTCCAGGCCTCTGGAGTACAACACGACCGACCTCGGTTATTCTGGAACACAGAGCACTGAAATAATTAGTTCAGAATTTGGTCACTTCTGGGTAGATACTAAAAGAGCACAGGTATTTATGACCGATCCGAACGGACGTAATCTCAAGGAACTTAGTGTAGGTATCAGGCATTGGCTCAAGCGTCATCTTCCTTTTAAGATTCTTAGATACGGAATAACCAACATCTTAACCGGCACAGAGATGACAGAAGAAGATACAGACAATAAATTTATCGGTCTTGGTCTGTCTCTTGGATGGGATAACAGGTATAAGAGGGTACTTATCACTAAAAAAGATTATATACCTGTTAAGAACCCGGCATATTACAAATATGATGGTGGAAGGTTCTTGTACAATGAAACAGAGGTACTGTCAAACGATAAGGAAATATCTTTAAAAGACGAACAGTATTTTAAAGACGTGTCGTTCACTATCGGATATTCGTGTCTGAAGCAAGAATGGATTTCTTATTATTCGTTCTGTCCTGACTATTATATAGAACAGCAACAATATTTCCAGACAGGAATAAACTTCCCAGCATCAGACGAAGAAGGCGGCTTATGGAGTCATTTGCTGACGAATAAGAGCTTCCAGACATTTTACGGAACAACATATCCGTTTATATTAGAAGTGCCGATAAAAGAGAAATATAATGGCTCTACGCTGGCTTCTGTAGAATACGAGCTTGATGCAAGGAAATACGTCGATGATGTGAATTACACTCTTGACAGGAAAGTAGGTTTAGATACGATAACTATCTACAACGACACAAACAACTCAGGTGAAATTCATCTTGTTCCAGAAGAAAAGAATAATTTAGCGCAACGTATATCGTATCCAAAGATCGTAGGTGACCATACTGAGGTCCTGGATACTGAGGTATATAGAAGACATAAGTTAAATGACTTCTTCAACAGGGTTGACGATGACCGGTCAGAGACCCCTATTTGGATCAAGGACGATAACGATATAAATAAGTCAGTTAATCCTGATGCTCTTAATTTCAGACGGTCATGGCTGGATAGGTTGCGTGGTAGTTGGATGCTGATGAGGATAAAGAAAGTAATTAGCAACCGGAAAATCATATTTCAGTGGTTGATTTCCGAAGATAAGATTAAGAATAGATAATATCGTATTACCCTCTGCCTATTAGCAAGTAGAGGGTAATACTTTTAAGTACAAGGTTGTGTATAATCACCTTATGTTATTCACTACATTTATTTATCCAAATTAATACATTTTAAATCATTTTAATTTGTAAATCATATTTTAGTGTCTATATTTGCATCGTAATCAAGAGAGATTATGATATAAGACAGTGGTGATGGAAGGTGATACTTCGGTTTGTGTCATAGGTTCGAGTCCTATATTTTTCATGTAAGAAAAATTAGATCAGTTGGTAGATCAAAACCTCCTTTCATATCAAAACACCTTCCAGGTTCTCCCTGTTTTAATAAAATATACAGATGGTGAGGAGTTCGGTTACTTCGAAAATTAGCGTAGTGGATAACGCGGTATTCTGTAATAATACTTTTCATTGGTTCGAATCCAATATTTTCATTTTAATTATCCGGCTCCGTTTTTCCTCTGTTTGAAATATATAAAAACTAATGAGTGGTGATGGGGTTAGTTACTTCGAATTTAGCTCAGATGGATAGAGCGATACTCTTTTAAAGTATAGGTCGATGGTTCAAATCCATTATTTCATTGTTTACACTAACTTCAGCTTTTCCCTCATTGAGTATTCATTTTGATATATTTTTTTCAAGCAGTGGTAGTAATATCACTGCTTTTTTTTGTATAACACTTTAAAGAAAACAACAAATGGGAAAGTTTAACAAAAAGGATGAAGGTGTTAAGCCTACGATCGTGAATCACATGGGAGAGAAGGCGTATAAGCCTAACGCAGAAGAAGAGTTGGTATCTACGGTAATGACTACCATGTTATCTGATTCTTATTATGAGAAAGAAAAAGATAAAGTAGAAAGAATTAAGAACCTTATGGATCAGGTGGATCCGTATTTTGCAGCACAAACAGCATTGTATGTTAGGAAAGAAGGAAAGCTTAGGTCAGTAACGCATCTTATGGCTTCTGTCATTGCCAGCAAAGCATCGGGTAAGGAATGGGCTTCAAGGTTCTATAACAAGATCATTATGCGTCCTGATGATATGAGTGAAATTCTTGGCTGCTATGCGGCTCTTAACGACAAAAATCCAAAGAAGTTAAGAGGTATATCCAGTGCTATTAAGAAAGGATTTAAGACGGCTTTGGAAGGTCTTGATCCGTACCGGATTGATAAGTATAAGATGGACAGTAGGGTCATTACTATGGTTGACTTAGTAAACTTATTTCACCCTAAAGGCAATCAGGCTAATAAAATGGCTTTCCAGTACCTTATAGAAGGTCGGTCTTTGTCTGGATTATACGAAAGCAAGATTCTTGAAAAAGAGATGTCTAAAGCCGGACAGGATAAGAAAGACAATAAGGAAAAGAAAGAAGCTTTAGGTGACGCTATTCGGGACGTGGTTTCTAATGTAAAAGGCATGCCTATTTTTAATATGGTTCGTAACCTTGTAAACATAATCAAATACGCGCCTGATCAAATAGATGAAGTTTGTAGGCAGCTTACAATAGAAGAGAAGGTACTTAATTCGAAGATGCTTCCTTTCCGTTTTGCTTCAGCTTTCAAAGAGGTTGAAAATATGGGCACTGATGGTTCCGATAATGATATTGTATTTGAGTCGGATAAAAAACGAGCTAAATTAACAGCGCGTAATAAATATAAGATTTTAGATGCGTTGGAGAAAGCCATAACCATCTCCTGCAAGAACTTGCCGGTATTGGAGGGGCGGTCGGCTATCCTGATTGACCACTCTGGCTCTGTACGTGGAGATATGGGAGGGTCTTCTGAAGTGTCTGCCTTTAGCAAAACAAATACGGCTGTCATTGGTAACTTGTTTGGCTGTATGATTGCTTCTGTGCTTCCTGACGTATTTATTGGTATGTTTGGTGACAAACTTATCAATTACGAATATGATAGAAGCAGAGGTGTTTTGTGGAACAACAAAAAATCTTTTACTGCCGGAGGAGAATGCGGTGGTGCTACCGAAAACGGTCTTTTTGCATTCTTGGAAAAGTGCGTTAAAGATAAGATCAAAGTAGATAACTTGTACGTTATTTCAGATATGCAGATAGGAGATGGCGAATCTATTGTATGGGAGAAAAGTTCCAATTATGAATATGGTAAATTCGCCGAACTTTTGAAAGGATTCAAGAAAGTGAATCCAAATTGCAAGATCGTTTCTATTTCTATTCAAGGATATGGAAGTGAGATGTTTTACAGAGGATCTAATATCTTGAACATAGCTGGCTGGTCAGAATCTATCTTCGATGTTATTAACAGCAAGTTCTGCGGATATAAGAATATGATTGAAGAAATTAAGAAAATAAAAATATAATCATTGATTTTGCTTCAATTGTAATTTCCATAGTAAACAAGTTTTAGCTTTAAAGGTATAGCCGAAGAAGTACGTGAGTATATCTTCGGCTTTTTTATTTACCTTTGTTGAAAAACAGTTTGTTATGAAACAAGTATTATATAAAAATGATATATACCCCTATAATGTAAGGGTATTGCTTGGAGCAGATGAAGAGTATATAGTTAAGACGTTCGCCAACCTGGAAGTAGAAGATCAGAGCTGGGAGGGGTGGACTGATGATTATGGTGGCAGAACTATTTTCGTAGGAAACCGAACCAATCACAGGAAAGAAATATGTTTCTTATTTCATTCACTATCTGATATGGATGTTAGAACCATAGGACACGAATGCCTGCACGGTCTTTCTATTTATTGTAAGTATCTTAATATGGATTACGGTTTTGAAGTCGGAGGAGATGAGCATGCCGCCTGTCTGATGGGATGGTTAGTTGATAAGGTTTGTGGTGCTTACCACAAATTTAAGAAGGAGGAAGAAAAAAATGGCAAAGAAGACTAAAAATTATGTAAGAGACAAACAACCAAAAACATTATGGAGTAAAATTGGTCCGTTTGTAAAACTTAGAGAATATCTGGCATCTAATATAACACCTGACGTGTATGCTAATGAAAGAGGATTAAAAACCAAAATAATGGAATTTTTTGGTCAAGATGTTCCGAAAGCCAATGTAGATGATTTTAGTCAGAATCTTTGGTTTAGATTCTTAAACCAACCAAATAATCTGAAAGAAGAAAATGGGATTGTCAGAATACCAGACAATATCAAATCCATTATATCTGACAGGATAAATGGTGGGTGGGAGAAAATGACTAAAAAATATGGAAGGGAGCTTGATTCCTTAGATAATAAGATAATTGATGGAAAAGTTGCAGGCAAGGACGTATCTGATTTGGAGGAGTTAAGGGATGTAACAAGTAGGAAACTTGGAATGGTGGAAGAGGGAATAGATCTCTTAAAAAAAGCCAGAACTGGAGAACATCAGGTATTTAACGAATACAATTTTATACCAGATGCTTACGGCGATTTAAATGATTTATCAGGCTTATCAAGTTTCACTATGTACCGTGATGATAGAGGTAGGATGGTCGTAAAAGATAAGTATGATTTTTATAGAAGCGATCAACCTCTTGGTGTAGGGATTGTTACTAAGATTCTTGATACAATAGGATACCCGTTTGATATTCTGGATTATGTAGAAGATAAGAATCCATATGAAGAGAATGATCCAAACAAGGTTTTGTTGAAATCCGCCATTGATTCCAAGAATGATCTGGATAAAAAAATGAAGATAAGATCTAAAAAACAAGGAGGGGATTCTTCTAAGCCGGAAATAGATTGGGATTTATTCAAATCCAAATATGAAAATATGAAGCGCGTGGGTAAGGGTACGCACCGCACTATGGACGTAGATGGAATGAATATGATCTATGATGCTTTATATGATAAAGGTTTCAATCAACGCCAGATAGAAGCCGTACTTGGAAATATTATTAAAGAATCTGGTGGTAATCCCTATGCCGTATCTGATTATGGAGGGTTTAAGGGACTTTTCCAAGAATCCGATAAAAGATATCCACCCAAAGAGTTTGAGAAAGATAAAGAGCGATTTAAGGGGGATAAGCGTGGATATATCAATTACATGATAGACAGATTTTATGATCATGTTCAAGATGCTGGGATGTATAGTATAAAGGATACTAAATACAATAAAGCCATTCATGCAGTAAGCGAATTTATGTCAGAAGATCCAGATACGGATTATTCGTATCCACTTGTGTATGCTTTTGAAGCTCCATCAGATAAAGAAGGAACTTATAAAAATAGAAAAAGCGTATCAAATTTAATAAGCCAATCTTACGTTTCGAATAATGTTGATAAATTAGATGATGATGATAAAAAGGATGATAATATTATTAATGCCATTCTTGGTATAAAAAACGATCTTGAATTACAAGACCCGATTTCCACTACAAGAGGCGAAGCCTTTAAAGAAGCCAGGAAAAGAGGTCTTAAGGAATTTACGTGGAATGGAAAGAGATACAATACCAATATCAAGAAAGAAGGTGGCGTGGTTGGTAAACAGCGTGAAGCATATGATTACTTTACTAATAAGCGAGGTATGTCTAAAATACAGGCGCTCGCCATCATAGGTAACCTCATGGCTGAATCCGGTCTTAAAGATGACATATACGGAGACAACAGAACATCATACGGCATACAGCAATGGCATAATGAGCGCATGGATAAGCTATTCAAGCACGCCAAAAAGAAAGGTCATTCTACACCAACATTCAAAGACCAACTTGAGTTCTTAGCTGATGAATACGAAGGGAAAACCGGATATTCTAATTTCTTATACACAAGAAAAGGAAAAGAAGGACCAGGGTATTACAACTACAGCCGGCAGGACTTCATGAACGCCGATAACCTTAAAGATGCTGTAGTAGCTTGGAACCAAGGAGCAGGACGTCCTCATAAGAGTGTTATAAGAAACGATGACCGTTATAATTATGCTATGGAGGTTGCTAAAAATCTTGGTTTGGAAATTGAAGAAAATTCCGTATCTTCGTATGGTCAAATGGGATTCGGAGATGATGCTGAAATAGCAGCATCGGTAACACTTCCAGAGGTAGAAGTGGCAGCCGCCCTTCCTAACCCGGAAGCCCCGTCCCAGGAGGGACAGTCCGAGGAAGAGAGATTCCGTACATGGACTGAAACGTATGGTAAGGACATCGTAAATCATTTACTGACGTTAGACGGGAAAAAGGATGGTGATGACAGTGATTACAGCATGATGTATAAACAGCATGAAAAAGAAAGCGAAGAGGATAAGAAAATGGCTTTGATTAATGCCGTGCTTCCCAATATACAACTTCGCATTAAAGGCGTCACTGATAATTAGAACAATATTATTTTATTTCTCATATTAATAAAGCGAAGCCGGATTTGAGACTCGTTATGCGGATACCGAAGGTTGAAGAACGATATCAAGATAATCCGGCTTTTTTGTGCGATTTCGTGAAGGATGGAACTATCATCGCCTTGGTTTAACAGAACAGACCTACGTACTTCCACTGTCCTGACGGGCATGGGCGCTCGTCTCGCCTACCAGCCTGCCTAATTCTCCACTGGCTATCTAATATAATTATTAACGTCACTCCATCACCTATCTCCCTTCAGTCGATAGGTTCAGTCGTTTTTAAATATTATAAGTTCTTTCGCATCGTTCCCTTCGGTCACGATACTCAATCCTTTAACACAATTAGGCAAACAATACAATAGACGGAAAAAGTAATTTGTCAATCCGTTCACTCACTTAACTCCCTTCGGTCGTTAAGTTCATTCACTGTAAACAATTATATGAATAAATGGTAAAGTATATAAAATAATATAAATAATATAATGAGTAAGATCATTGAAAATGGTCTTAATATTAAGGAAAACGGAGACTATTCATAGGCGTAGTTTTAATTCAAGATTTGTTGTCCCACCCCTGACGGTCAGGCGGTTACGTTCAGAGTCGTTTTCCCGTCTCTTATCCAAACCGTCATAAAACAAAAAACCTTGTATCCTATTTCTCTCAAACCGGATACAAGGCAGTGCATTTTCTTCTTTTTATATAAAATCATATATTTGCACTAAACAACAAAAACAATATGGAGACAAAAATAACTGAAATAATGAATCCTCACAAGTTACACGACAAGCTCTTCAAGAAAGAGCAGGTCTCTCCGATAGAAGTTATATACAATAGCTTCAGCAACTTAGGGTACAATGTAGTACGCCGTCCAGCCGGTCAGTGTTTAGGCAATTTGAGATATTTTAATCTATTTTATGACAAACATACTCATCATTTCTATCAGAAAAACAGGAAGTTGAGATATTGTAGTAATTTTCTCATATCTGATTACTGGAAAGATAGAGTGCGATGTTTCATAGTTTGGAACTTTGGATTTGGAAGATTCTTTCCGTACAATGACTTTATTGAGGCTATGGTTTATGATTATCTTCGATATGGGAGAAAGTCAGTTCCTTATCTTAAAAGCGTGCAAGAGGCTGAAGAAAAGTGTGTAAGGTTCTATATCCGGTCTCAGATAGATATGCTTCGTAAGGAAGGATATGCCGCTTATCGGGCTAAGTTCAAGGAAGAACGTCCTCAGTATTTCATCGGAGACGATAGGACGGTGTTTAGATGCCTTGACAGCTCTTTAAAAAGAGAAGAGAAGATTGCTGCATGCGTAGCCCACAAAAGGGCCTTAAAAGAAGGGATAATGACTTCCTTCATCAATCACCTTAAGAAACATCCTACCACTTTATATTCGTGGTTTTCATCAGAGGTAGATAGCGAAGGAAAGAATAGGCTCTGTCTATCTGAAAAGGCTGTTTCGTATTTGAATAAGAGACTGGTTCGCAATGGGTTAAAGTCTCTTTCTGCATCATATCTTTTTAGAACGTTTAGAAAAATGGTGAAGATCTTGTTCGGTTCCAATGTCAGGTCGTTTTTGAATAGCTGTCTGATGTCTGTTTCAACAGAAGAGGTTTTAACCAAATCTATGAAGAAAATAGTTTCCAAGACAGTGCTGTTTTTGTACAAGAGAGCGCTTAAGAACTATCGCCTGGCATGCGGTCTTAAGTACGACCCTGATTCGGGTGGTTTGTCTGCCGTACATGATTGATTTTTAAACGTATCCCATAACGTTGGATTTTCTCGTTCGTTTCTCTTATCTTTGTGAAAAAAGATAGTATGAGATTACGAATCATAAAAAATCGTCCGATATTCGCTCCTGGCGGTAGTGTTCAGGATAAGAGACAGGATATTAATGTATCCTCTACTCAGCCTATTCTTGATTATGGAACGCCTGTTAATAAATGGGGTGAATCTGATATTCAGAATATATATATGCCTTCTGATGTGACTTTAGAAACAGAGGAGGGGGAGATAAATCCATTTAGTAGTATGCCTACATCCGATCCGTTTTTTGAAAACAATGATGCAGGATATGCAGGATATCTCGCTGATAATAGGGGTATGGTTAAAAACGTAGAGAAATCAGTCGTTGATAATGCAATGAATGTAGGTGGTGTTGATGCTGATTCCTCTAAAGAAAAACGTTCCCAAGATGGTAATCCTCTTGATCCTATGACTACCCCATATTATTCACCCGATCTAACCGGCAGAGCTCAAATGTTCGGTACAAGTCTTGGCCGGATAAGAGCCGGTAATAAGGTCGGTGCTAATGTGGCTCAAGCTGCCTTGTCTGGTGTTAGTTTAGGATTAGGTCTTACCCGTAATATCATGGGAGCTTCATCTGCTGCGTATGCAGCCAGCAGAGACGAGCAGGCAGCGAGGGAAAAACTTGCCAAGGAGCGTCGTCAGCAATTCATCAAGTGGGAACGTGAAGGTGGTGGCGTGAATTTAGGTAACGGTCAGAAGATAGATACGTCTGATATGACCGGCGAATATATTTATCCTCTTCCCAAGTCTATGGAAGATGCTGCGAATGTAGAGATAGAGAAAGGCGAGTACGTGCTGACTCCTGACTCCGTAGGGCCTATGGAAGCCAAAGGAAACAGACATGAAAATGGTGGCACTCCGGTTGATTTGCCAGAGGCTTATATTGTTTCCGATTATCGTAAGATAGATGATGAGTTTGCCTCTTACGTTAGAGAAAATTATGGTATTAAGGCAACGTCAAAAGATACGTATGCTACACTCCTTGATCGATATAAGAAGAAGATAGGTTTGTCTGATAAGTACGAAGATCAGGAGCGTGTATATAAGAGATTAGAGAAAAATGAAGATGTAAAAGACAAAAACACATCTAATCTTAATGCTTCTATTCTTTCCAAGTACGTCAATGAAAACCAGAAAGAGATAGACGAGCTTGAAGCACAATTTCGTTCTTTCGCTGAAATCGTTTATGGCAAACAGGAAGAATCTAAGCGTAACGAGAGGATGGATGCTTTTTTCAGGGATGGCGGGGTTGTTGATCTGAATCAGGTAAAGAAACAAGCTAAGGCTTTTAATATTGCAGAATCAGATGCTAAGAACTGGATATATGACGAGTATGTTAAGCAAACCAGAAAAATGGCTGAAGGTGGACCTACTCAGAAGGAGCTGGAGGAACTTAGAAAGAATGCTATCGGCTACAATAAGCTTATCAATCAGTTATTTGGACGAACTCTTAATATGACTGTATCTGATGTTAGTGGTCGTGAGCAGATCCTTAATCCTGATTCCAGTGTCAATGCCAACCAGAATCTCCAACATAGAAGCAATTTAGGATACGGCAGGGTAAATGATAAGGCGGTATCTAATTTGCTCGACATAAACCGATGGGCTAACAAGTACAATACGGATGGTGATTTTGATACAGAAGGTTTCCAGAAAGGATACAACAGGCAATTAAATGCATTGTGGGCGTTAGCTGATGTAGGCGCTATTACGAATGCTGATGCAGCCAAGAAATTCAGAGATGAATACGGATTCTGGGGCCAGGACGCCGGAAGCTACGGAGGGAATCAGGCTTATAATTCATTTGCCGTAGATGATAAGTTTGGTCAGACAACAGCTACTCGTTCTTATTATGGGTTGGACGTTGTTTCGGCAGAGCAAAAAAGATTGTTAAACGAAAAAGGGATAAAGAATTATGTTGACTTATTTGGTGATAAATCTGATGCCGCTAAGAAGATTCTGGGCTCCGATTATAATAAGTTTGTTGCTTTAAGAGATAGTGGGTTAATGCCGGAAATAGACTTCGTTCTTGAGTCTGTTAAACCAGAAATGAAGCCTATTGAGGCCGGTCCCATAGCACCAGGCCTTACACCGCCTAAGATTGGATCTCCTGGAGGGATAGAGGTAAAACCGAAAGCAAGTACGCCTACGACTGCAACCGACACCGATACAGAGGAGGTGGTTGAAGACAACGGACCTAAAGGACAGGACAGACCGGCGGCGTTCGGTCCTATCTTCCCGGAGATGCTGAGAACGCTCGATACAGGCTTGGAGATAGAGGGATTGGAAAGGCATCAGGCTCCGAGAATAGATCCGGTTCTGCAATCTGCTGATCAGTATATCAACGAGCTCAACCGCGCGACATCGGCTCAGTTGGACGCAGTAGGTGACGTGCCCGACTCCCAGCGCTCTGCTATTCTGGCTAATATGAACGCCATAGCCGGAAGCAATATAGCCAAGTACATTAACGAAGTAAATTTCAATAACGCAAGGCAAATAAACGAAGCTGATAGATTTAACGAAATGGCTTATGTTCAAACAGATGATAAGAACATAGCGGAAAGGCAACGTTATGAATCCGGATTATTGAAGGCTATGGCTATAAGGGATGAAAATCTTGCTCGTTATTATGACAGTATAAACAGCGAGATACAGAATAAGTTTAATGTTAGAACTTCATTGAACACCATAGCTTCCATAGCTCCGAATATGAGAATGCTTCCAAGTGGTCAAATTATTTACGTTCAAGGTGATCAGGATGTGATGAATATGGGTGATTATTCCACACCTTACTTGAGAAGTTTAAATGAAGAAGATGATGAAACTAAAAGAAGAAGGAGGACCAAATAGTGGCTTCACAGTATAGTATTTTAAGGCAATATGCCCCGTATGTTAGTCCTTACAACATAGATCTTGTTAGGGACGTTATGATGTACAAACAGCAGAAGGTTGATGCTGCTCGTGAAAAGATCTATACCCAGGTAGATTATCTTATGGGTCAAGAGATAGATAAGCCTGAAGCCCGCGCTTATATGGAAGATAAGATGTCAGGTGTGATTGCTAACATCAATCAAAAATTCAAAGGCGTGGATCTTTCTTCTGATGGTGTTACGAGAGCCATACAAGGAGAGATCAGTTCGGTGTTGGATGATACGGTCATTAACGCTATTGCCGGCACAAAAGAAGGCAGGAGGGTTATGAAGGAAATAGAATCTATAAAACAGAATCATCCTGAACTTTATTCTCCTATTAATGAATGGCATGCTTTGGACCCTTATTACAAATGGAGGTCAGATGGTAAAGCAGGATCAAGGTTGGGAGGTCTTCATTATTCTCCTTATGTTGATTATACTAAGGAGATAAATAAGCTGGTTAGTGACTTTAGGAAAAACAACGAAGGCAAGAAGATTCAGACAACAGAATATGATGTTAAAGGTAATCCTACTGGTGGAATCATAGAAGTCAACGTAGATGAGCTTACTGATTCCCAGATAAGGAATTTTGTGTCTGCTAACTTATCTGAAAACATGAGGAATCAGATGAGAATAGAAGCATCATACATGGCAGCTACCAATCCGGTGTTCAGTAATCCGGATTTGGTTAGTCAATACATTGGGTCTTATGTCGAAAGATACGATAGGCATATAGGAGCATTGGAAGCAAAAAAGAAATCAGTAGGGGATAATAAGGATATTATTGATCGTATTGACAGTCAGATACAGGAAGCTAAAAATCAGAAAGCAGAAGCCAAGAGGGAGGCAGATATGATAATAGCTTCGTCGGATCCGGTAGCGGCCGCTAATTTTGTTGTTACCAATAATCTTTTCGATAAGATGACAGATGCATGGAGATACGACAATACAAGTTTTGAAAGGAAGAAAGATGATCTTTATTTTGCAAGGTTGGCAGAGGATAGGGCTCAGCAAAAGTTTTTGACTGACAATGCTAAGTCTATGGTTGAAATATCGTTGGCAAAAGAGCAACTTGCTCAGGCTAAGATTGAAACCGAATACATGCGTACTTACGGTTCCAAGATGGGCACTGAAAGCTCATCCGGAGGCACAAGAGGAGCAGGCGGTGTAGGAGTGCCGATGGCTCCTATGGACGGGCCTACGGCTATCAATTCTGGAACGGGTAAGATAGGATCTGTTAATTTGGCTAATATCCCTTATGAACAACTCACATCTTCTTCCACAGAGCGTAGAGCAAATTTATTGAAATTATATAATTCATTATCTCCTACAGACAGAAGCAATATCGTTGCAGCATCATACGAAGAAGAAAAAACTGACCCAGGATTGTATGCTAATATGACTCCTGAAGAACGGATATATTCTTATTTAAAAAATAATGGAGGTCAGAAAAACGGATATTTCGGACAAGGAAATAACAGATTGTCTGAAGCTTATGATGCTTTACTTCTTTCTGATTCTAAGGCAAATGGAGCTGCAAAGGCTATAAATAACATAACTGATTATCAAATAGATAATATAGTTACTAAAAAAAATAAGGATATTATCAGGAAAGTTCGTAATGCTAAGTTTATGAAAGGAAATTCTTTTATGAATCTTACCAATACAGATGATAAGGCTGGAGCCTTCCTGCTCGCCACAGCCATAACAACTGGTGTATCTGATGCCGTAGGGTTCAGAGAATACATGATGGATCCTTCAAGAGGAATAGATATTCTTAGTGCTATATCTCCGTCATTAGGAGCTAAGGTGAGTGCCGGCAAGTTGGGGAAAAACATATCTGATGCTATTACAAGCGAGAATAATGGTTCTTCTACTGGTACATTGGCTCTTATTAATGGAATGAAGAAACTCAATGGCGATCCTGATTTTAATATATCTGATTATATGACCATAGATAAGGATGGTGATATAGATTTAAAAGATTATCAGGAAGGTGAACCATTGACTATTACCCAGCTAAGATATGCTGAGAAAAACAGTAGGGTGTCTGATATGATAGCAAGTCAGATGCAGGATGAGATAAAAATGTCTGTATCTCCCGATCAGATTTCTGATAAGTTATCTCAGTATCATTACCTTGATTCTTACAAAAGATACAATTGGAATGCCGATTCGCCGGAAAAGTCTTTGCAGAAGGCTCAGTTTAGAAGATTGTCTGGTTACATGGCAGGAAAGGTAAATAATCTGGATCCTACTGCTATTAATGCCATTAATATGGATGCCGAGATAGATAATGGCACCGTTAGAAGATTCTTGACTGCTCAAGTAGGTTCCGGTAAAAATTCTTATGTTACAGAAAGGGTTGAGATTACGAATGACGAGCTTCTTAAGGCGGGTATAGATCCTTCGGTCGAGGAGCGCAATTATCCGGTAGATGGCTACAAATCAAGTTTTGAAACCTGTGATTTTGTAGATACCGGAAAGAAGGAAGGTTATTCTTATGATAAGTATCTTATACGTAATGGCCTTCCTCGTTTGGCTTCTAAGGCTGATGTTAAGAATGATCTTTATGATATAGTAAAGGTTCATGGTTCTTACCTTAAGCCAGAAGAAATGAATGTTGTTAAAGCCCTTGTTGATAATTTTATTGACATGTCTGATAATATATCAGTTCAGTTGGAGGGAATGGACGATAGGGGTTCAAGAGAGGTAGCGGTCAATTTCTATGACAAAAGGACTAAAAATTCTAAAAATCCTGCATTGTTGTTCTCGGATTTTGTTCCTTTGGATCCAGGTAATGATGAGTATGCGGATTACTGGAATAGCATTCACCAGAAGTGTCCTCAGTACTTCTTTGTAAAATACGTGAAGGAGGCTGTTCAAGAACGTCTTGATCAGATGAGGGATCCGTATATGAGAGGAATAAATATCACGCCCAACATGAATGACAAGTTTAGTAAGTTGAACGATTTTTTGCAGAAAATTTATGGCTGACAATAATATAGATAGATATAATCCTGCTGCTAAAACCACTTACGAAGATGTGGCAAGGCAAAGAAAATTAGCCGAAGAAGAGAATTATACTCCGGCTACACTACCAGAGACGACAACGCCTCTGGTTCCTAATTATATGCCTGGTGAAGGTGTGTATGCCCAACCTAAATTTCCGGATTACGCATCAAGGATAGCTGCTGCCGAATACGAAGAACCGTATATAGCCAAGGAGATAAGCAACAGCTACTCGGAGGCACTGGCTCGTAACAGCTACAGGGGGGCTACACCTGCCCCGCCGCCTCTTAATCCCTATGGACCAAAGGTAAGTATCCGTGAAAGTCATCAGATGGGTAATGATGGGGTATGGCGTACAAAATATCCCAACTATATTCCGGGTATAAATAATGAGGATTATTATGCCAGAAGACAGAGCGGATGGAGTAAGTTTTGGAATGGTGTAGGCAAATTCGCTTTAAAGTCCGCATTGTACGGTGCTCAAGGAGTTGTGTCATTGCCTGACAAACTTATCAATATGGCATCTGAGGGAAGTTACAAAGCTGCGTTAAACACTAACATGGATAAGTTTGTAGGTGATCTTGACCAGCAAATAGACATGCTTCTTCCCCATTATTACAAGAAAGAGGTAGAAGATTATAATTTCGGTCAGAAGCTTTTTAAGGATACCGGTAATTTCTTATGGAATGATGTCCTTGGTAACGGAATGTCTTTTACCGTAGGAGCCATGATATCAGCGTACATGACCGGAGGACTTGGAGTTGGATCATTGGGCAATATAGGTGCTAAATTAGGTGGAAGAATCGGAGCTAAGTTGGCAGCAAGGCAAGCCGCCAATAGGGGCATAGGAAGCCTTAAAAGCGTGTTTAACGACTATGTAAGAAAAGGAGTTGCTACCGGAAGAAATGTAGGGGAGGCGGCTAAGACCATGACGTTGTTGGCTACCAGTGCCGGATTCGAGTCATCGGTTGAAGCAAATTCTTTTATGAAGCAATCCGAGTCTGATTTCAAGGATTATTATCGTAAGATTTATGGTCGTGATCCCAATGCAGAGGAAATGGCTGTTTTTCGTAATTCTAATGCTGATGTAGGTAGTGCTATATTTGCCGCCAATATGGGTATAGTAGGATTATCTAACTGGCTTCTTTTTGGTAAGTATATAGGGTTAGGAGGAAAGGCTATACCTGGGTTGGAAAAGAGGCTCAACAAGCATTTATTTGGATTAGGGACGGAAGTTGCGAAGCCGGGAGAGATGGCTATTAAAATAACCAATCCCAATATAGGACAGAAGATAGCAGGCAATGTTTTCAATATCATGAAAAGACCGGTATCTGAAGGCTTATGGGAAGAAGGATCTCAAGGTGCTGTTCAGAATACGGCTGAGGAATATGTTAAGTCAAGATATGATAATGTCGCCATGAACGGAGCCGTTGATGTTCTTGATGCTATTTCTGAAGGATTTAAAAAGCAATATACGTCTAAAGAAGGATGGACTGAAATAGGAATCGGTGCTATTATCGGTTCTTTGTTTGGTATGAGAGAAGGCTTCTTTGGGGTGAAAGAGTATAGTAATAGTCAGATCTTGCTGGAAAGGCAAGTGAATGAATATAACAAAGCATCTTCTAATCTTAACACGGCGGCTTTGAATACGTTGAAAAAATCAATGAGTTTAGGGCCTCAAGTTCGTTCCGATGCCCAGTCTATGACTGGTAAGGAGCTTGATGATGCTATGTTTGAAAAGATGTCTATTGACAACCAAATGGGAACCTTAGAGGATTCGGCTGAAAATTTCCGGCAGATGATTGATATGATGCCTATTTCGGAAATAGCCGAAGCTAATGGAATGTCTTTGGAAGAGGCAAAGAAATACAAGGACTCTATTATTGATAATTATAATAATCGTCTTTCGGATTTCAGATCTGCCCAGAGTTTTGCCGAAGATCTTATAGGTGATGATTCTAAGATTGAGTTTAGGAAATACGTGGCTCGTAATGCTTTTCTTGGTCTTCAATCGGAATCAAGAATGAAAGACATAGCTTCTGTCATAGAAACGCTTTCGGGGCAGCCTCGCGTGGCGGATGCTCTAAGTACGTTCTCCCGGCTGTCGGACAGGGCAAGGGAGCGGGCGATGGCTATCCGTGGCATACGGTCAAGAATAGAAGAACTTGAATCCGAAATAGAAGATCTTGCTACCCGCCCTCGCAACGTAGAAGGGAAAGATCCACAAGCTGAATCCATACAACGAAAAACCAAAGAATTGGAAAGCCTTAGAACCAATTACAACAATTCGTTGTCTGAGTTATCAACGTTAATAGGAAAAGAGTTTTCGATAGAAGAGCTGGTAAGTAAAACCGAATCTGTTTTATCATCTCCTCTTTCTCCCATAAGTTCACAAGATGTGATAGAAGCCTATGATACGCTTGTGGCTTTTGATGATTATTTTAATGTAAAATCAAGACAGGAAAAGAAGTTTACAGCCAAAGACAAAGCCATGAGATCCTTGGTAAATGAATACCGAAGAAGTTTGATGGACTATAGGAATATGAATAACTTCTTGTCTAAGATGCTTGATAAAAGATTCTTAGCTGAGGAAAACAGGGGGTTTTCAAAAGCGCTGTCTTCTCTATGGTCTACTCCTTATAAGGGGGATGACAAGGTTCCTGATTTTGCAGAGCCTAATAAAGTCGGTGAATATGATACTGATGAGGTAGTAGATCAAGCTGTGTCAGAAGGTAAGATTTCGGAAGACGAAGCTTGGACTATCAAGGCTTTTATGCATGCTCTTGATAAAGTAAGGGAAGATAGGATGAAGGAAGCAGAAGATGATATAAAAGAGTCACCGCTTACGGAGTCTGTATCAGATGAAGATTATGAGGCTGCTATGGATAATCCTATTATGGTTCCGGCCGTAAGGCAGTCTATAATTGATAAACTATATACAGGTAATGCCGATCTTCTTACTGCGAGAGAAAAAGATGTGTATGATAAATATAAACAAGATTTTGATGATTATGTATCGTCTTTGGGTGACAGTCCTGTTAATCTCATAAAATCATTATCTGAGAAGGCTGATAGGCTTACAAGTCCGAGATCTGTGTATGAGGATAATAAAGCTATTATTGATATGGCTAAATCCAATTTGGAACCAGATCAAAGGAAGGAACTTGATGATGCTATTTCTTCGTATGTTGATATAATGAACAGACGGGATAAAGGGGAGAAGGTTGACGAAGATGAGCTTGCCGATTCGGTATTTACCATAGAAGATCTTGGCCAGGTTGGAAACATCACAGATCTCCTTCCTTATATCGAACAAAACAGGATTATTGATAAAGGTCGTATTTCCGAATCTACGTTAAGTAATTTTGGAGAGGATGATGTTAATATAGATTCTCTTGTAAATGAATTAGACGAATCTGACAATACACCGGGAGCTAACATAGATAGCGTCCAGAATCCAGAGACGTTGATGGTAAGAAGAATCTCCAATGACGGCAATGAAAGGTATGAAATTGCAGGTCTTAGAGCTGATAAATTTATATCTTCTATAAAATCATTGGTTCCTATTCAAATAAGCTCTGAAACGAACGCTAATGGCACTAAAAGGTATTCTCTTAACATAGGTGGAGAAACGGCTACCGTGATAGAACTGCCTTATCATGCGAGATGGTCTATAGACAAAGAATCGGCTCGTGTTCTTAACCGTTACACAGATGTGTCTATTCAGGACGTGGGTAATTCATATTCTTTGGTTTATAAGCGTCTTGATTCAGACGAATTGGTTCCGTACAGAACAGGTGTTGGATTCGGAGAGAATGAAGTAGATAAAATAGATCAGGAAGCATTATCTTCTTTGAAGAAAGGAGATAAGGTTAATCTTGAGATAGATGCAAATGATACCTATAATCAGTCTCTTTTTGCCGAATACAATGATGCTGTTCAGTCCGGTGATAAAAAAAGAATAGAATCTGCTGAAAATAAGCTGGTATCCAATATGGTTATCAAGGTCATGAGTGGAAACAGATTCGTTTCTGTTGTAAAAGCTGACACAGGAGGCATAGATGGTATAAGTAAGATAAGAAGAACGGCTTTTAACAAGTGGAAGAAGGACGCCGGCCGGTCGGCCACCATCAACGTCGGCACGCATGTTGTTGCCCAGACCCTTCCTGGAAGACCGGTGTTTAACATGAGAGTAAACGGTCAAGGATATGGTCAGGTAGAAAATCTCCCTATTACCGAAAAAGGAGCTGAAAAAGTATCTGATGTCGGATATGTATTAAATGGCAAAGTCGTGCTTAAGAACGGATCTAAATACACAGGCTTCCCATTTGCTTATTCTATATTAAATGACAAGGGGAATAATTACAAAAATGTAAGAGTTCCGGTAGTTGTCATCAAAGGCAAAAACGGTCTTAATTATCTTTTCCCGGTTAGTCTACGTTCTGTGGAATCAGAGGAAGGAAAGAAATGGATTTCTTTTATAGATATGCTGCTTGAATCAGGTGACTCTGAATTGTTACAGATGGGTCAAGATGATATACAAGATCTTAATGCGTATCTAACCAAGTTAGGCCTTGATCCGGCTTCGTATCAAGTATCGTATTTGAATCCTATTTCAGGGCTTAGAAAAGCTCGTGAGGCTATAGAAAAATTATCTACGGTTCCTGATGTTGTTAAATGGGTAGAAGATGAAAGCAGGAATGTGAAAGACATTGTGATGTCTGAAGTAGAATCTGGAATAGATTTCGAAGGTGAGATGTTTGTCGCTCCTAAGATCAGGATTCAGTTTGGTAAATCATCTTCCAGACCTAAATCACTTATAGAAGATGATCTCCCTTTCTCCGATGAGGGTAAGACCGTTACTTCCAAGGAAGATGTGGATATTTACGAAGATGAAATGCCAGAGGAAGACCCTGTCCGGGGGACTCGGCCGGCGCCACCAGCCCAGCCGGCTCCTGCGGCACAAGCTACGCAGTCCTTACATGGCAAGAAGCGCACCTCCAGAAAAAACTTCTCTCTTATGTTAAACGAAATAGAATCTCATATAGAAAAAGAAGGATTGCCGTCTTATGCTAATATTTTTGATTTTATAGCAAGGAAGATTGTAGGAGGTGATTTGAGGTTTCTTCGTGAGAGAGGTAATCCTAAAAGCCTTAAGGAAGAAATGGGATTAGAACCTAAAGGAACAGTAGGTGATAAAATATCCACTCCTTCTAAAAAGGGAGGTAAGACCTTAGAAGAATATGTTTCTTGGCTTCGTTCTCAAACAGATCAGGTGGTGGTTGATTATGTTGGTCCAAGATCTGACGAACAAATTATATCAGAGTTGAAAAACTTTTTGAAATATATTAATTTTGTTCCAAGCAAGGCTTTGAATTATTCTCTTAGAGTCAATGGCATGGATGCCCTAAAAGAATATGGCACAAAAGAGGAAGTAGAAAAAATGGAATCTGATATCAATGGTTTGGTTTCTAAAGTTTTGCCTACGGTGGATAATAAAACTGTAGAAGATGTTTCTACTGCAATAAAATCAAACAACTTGCCTGCCATATGGGAGCCCGTGGAAAGCCTTGATATGACAAACGAGGAAAAAATAGAGTTTTTGAATAACGTAGCAGATTTCCTTAGTGGCATTCCAGAGTATGATGCTGTTGTGGAGTCTATAGAGTCAGAATCAGATAATATTTTAAATGATGGGAAAGAAGGAAGTGCAGAAGGCGGTGCAGTACGCACTGAGGAAGATGGCGATAAAAAGGGAGATGGAAAAAGCGAAGGACAACCCAGAGATGATGGCAAAGCTGAGGGAGATGTCTATTTACCTGGATCTGAAGAAGGAAGAGTAGATAACTATAGGAAGAACGGAGATAAGTTCTCTGATATTGCCGAAGTTACTTTATGGTTACTTAGAAGGGCTGCCGGCATAACCTCTATTCAAGAAGGAGATGAGATTTATGTAGAAGGAGATGAGGTTAATAATATCATGACTGATATGGAATCCAGATATGGGATAGATACTATTGCCCATAATCATACAGTTAAAGCTATAAGGAGCCTCAATAACGTGTCGGGATATAAGGTGGAATACGGTTTAACCTTTATGACTTACAATCCTTTTATTAGAATATCCAATCCAAAGCAAGAGTCTAAGGCTGTAAAAGATAAACCTTATATAGCCGAAGAAGTGTTTCCTCCGATATCAAGGGTAACATCTCCTTATTTCTTGTATGGCGGTAACGAAGCATATACATCTGTTCCGGCTAAGGTAGAATCTATACCAGAGAAGATAATAGCTCGTAATGGCATTAAATTTGGCATGAGTGTAACTGAGCTAACCAAATTAGGATACAAAAAAGCTGGTGGAAACTGGATATACAAATTCTACATGAACTCAGGTTTGTATGATTTGTACAACATCAACACCGGTGAGGCGTTCAGGGCTAAACCCGATCTTGGAGTTAAAATAAGTTCCAGTGAATTTATACGTTCCTTATTACAATCTGGAAGAGAAATACAGAACATGATAAGAAACATGAGTCAGGAAGAGATAGACAGGAATAAGAATCTTGTAAAAAATTCTGATAATTCAGATTCTATAAATGAGTTAAATAAGGAGTGTTGAGTATGAGAAGGAGATACGAAGATACTTCAAGTCTTGTTTCTTACCAGTTGAAGACCAATCAGCAGGGGGATATAGAGGTTTATGTTGATGACAGATTTGTTGGAAACGTAAGTGAAGGAGTTTGCAACTGGAGGGATATTGAATACAAGAGCAAGGTTACTATATCTTTGAAGGGAGTAGAGAATAAGGCTAAAACTTCAAATAAAAGAGTTGGTCCTTATTGTCATATTAATAGCATATTTGGAGGAAATGAATCTTATCATGAAGGTCCAGATAGTAATATTAAAAAGAGTCCGGTTACTACCTTTATAATGTATTGCTATAAAAATGGGAATATTACGACTACCACCACTTATACTAAAAATTTATCTGGAACTCTTCAGCCAGGTAAAACACAATTGACTATCAATTACAAACAAAGTAAAAGTCAGTCTTTTTCTGGTGGTTCTGGAGATTATGTAACATCCGTATCTGATTTCCCTTTTGTTACTGGTCCGGGAAATAACAGTGTTGAGTTCGAAGGAGAGGGAAGATTGATAGTTGAAACAGAGGCTTCGCATTATGAAATAAAAGTTTCATAATTTCTATTTTTATAATATCTTTGTCTAAAATATTTATCACTATGGGTGTCAAATGTCAGATAGAAAAGAAGGGAAATAAAATAGAACGGGTTGAGGCTCCTAACGGGGAGCCTTCCGTTCTATATGAAAGTGCATTAAAAGTATTGGGAGATAGCGAGCGGGCTCTTCAGGTATGGGCGAAGGCTTACACTCCTGATTTTTTATCGTATTACGGTCATTGGAATAACCCTGCCCCTGGGGATATGTTTAATACAGACTCCAATGGCGAACCTCTTTTGGATGACGTACTGTCGTATATGAAGCGTCAAACTTATTTTGCCGATCCTCTAACGGCTCAGGATGTTAAGGATGTAAGAGATTTTCTTTTATCTACCTATGGTGTTTATACGGCACCATCATTATCCAACATCATTCTTCATTATTTTTATGTAGATGGTAGTTTGATACTGAATGAGCAGAATTTAAGAAGATCAGGCTTGTATAATGAAACAGAGATAAGTAGAATCTTATCTGACCCTTCTGTTCTTAATGAAGTTTCGACATCCATGAGGAAGTTATTGGATTATTCCAATAACGAACATGATAGGGAAAAAGATAATTATTTTATGTCTATTGACTATCAGTATGGTCCTATTGTTTACAAGGAGGGAGTGTTTAACCAATTTGGTAAAAAAGTACCATATAATCCTTCTGAGCTTTATTGGGCTATGTGCAAAACAGTAGGCGGCATAAAAAACTTTTCTGAATTTTCATCTGCTTTTGAATCGTTGAGGAACCTGTATCCTGAGCTGGTCGAGAAATTTGTTTCTGATAAAAAATTTGCTGAATCTATGTTTGATGAGTTTTCATCTATGGAAAAGATACCGGTAATAAACATAGAAGGTGATGATGTGGTAGAAGGGAAGAAAAGATCTTTATCTAAGCTACAAGACCTGTCTTATTATAATCCCGGTAAAATAGAATTTCTAAGAGCTCGTATATCAGCTTATTTAAATAGGGCTAACGCTGACACCGAATCTGATTTAAGAAGCATGATATGGGATATAGAAGAGGCTTGTACGTGGTTTGGTATAGATATAATAGGGACATCGGAAACTTATGATGGCACAGAACAATCTTTGAATAAGATAGATAATTTGATGCTGGATCTTGATATTTATGTGGCCAGGCACAATGATGTGAATTATGCTCCTACGCTGGCATCTTCTATAGACGATGTTCTTGGTGATAGCACAGATTATTATTTTGGATTATTACCGGAGTATATGGATAATTTGAATATCGTTTATTCTGAATCCGATATAGACCCAGTAGAGGCATTTGAGAAACATTCATTGCTTAAGGTAGGAGATAATCTATATCAAAGGATCAGCAAAGATGATCTTAACGAGATGTATCAAATATCAACAGTGTTAGCCAAGCACGACCTAACTCACTTTCCTGCTAAAATATATCCTGAATCTTGTTTTAAGAACGGCGTTTTGGATAAAGAGAAAGTACGGAACGTAGATGATAATACGCTCATGGATTCCATTAAAAAATACGTCAGATCGTTCATGGATTCTCAGAACACAGAGGACATGATAATGACCAGGATGGCGTTTGGGCACCCTGCGGTACTTGACGTTCCTTACGTGGATGTGGATCGGGAGTATAGTCGATACATGAACAAAAAACAAGATAGCGAAAACCCATTATCCTTATTCGATTTATACCAATCTTACCTTGACAACAAACTCCATAAAACAAAATTATATGATAATGCCTATAAGTATCTTGACTTCAAACCTGGTCCATCTTTGGGTCTTATTTCTGATGATCCTGATATTTTGAAATCAATAGAATTATCTTTATCTGGAAAAGACAGGTTGATGTTGTTTGATTATAGCATGACCAGTACCGACCCTTCTTTATCAGAATTGTTTTATTTGGAGAGGTATGACCCTTCGTATGCTGGGAATGATTTTGAACACTATTTTTACACCAGGCACCCGTATTTGTTAAAAGAAAAATCGGGTTCTAATATCGTAGAGCAAGATGGTGTTATAACAGCAGAAGGTATTTATGATAATTTTATAAGAGTAGGTAATAAGATATGGTCTAAAGTAAGCGAGAGTAGTTCCGGCTCTATCTACCAAAATCTGACAGGAACCGAATCGGAGGTGAAATACGATTCTACTCAGAAGGTAAAGACGGTAGAAACCGATTACGCTCCATACCAAAACAGATCTGGCTTGACGCAAGATATGATCGTAAGCAAGTCTGAATTGGATGATCTTAACAAATTAGAATGCAAATAATTTTTGTACACATATAATATAGTTTTTTCATAATTACGATTTGGGAAGTGGGGCTTGTGAAAGTCTCACTTTTCTTATATATGCACGTATATCAACAACATACAAGAAAAGTTAGATTTTCATTGTTTATGGATTATTTTTATTAAGTTTGCGATATTAGTTTCAGGAAGGGATTATAGAAAATAGGAAAAAGTAAGAACCGAACGTAACTAATAACAGTAGGAAATGAGAATCAGTACCATCAAACGTAACAACAGCATTCATCTTATGTATAAAAACATTATGAATGATTTAGGTCAATTAAGAACTGTAGTTTCAAAATCCTATATTTATAATCTGATACAAAATCAAACCGGATTAAGTATCAGAACTATATCCCATGTACTTAACCATACCAAAGAACAGGATACGGATTCTTTGTGAAAAGCATGTATTTTCATACATTTGTTCGTTCTTTAGTTTTAGTAGGGAAAAGTTTTTCATGGTATTTTAGTTTAGATTAGTTGAGGCAGGATTCGCAGTGATGCGGATCCTGTTTTGATTTACAGCGCTTTACCCAAAAAAAGAAAAGCGAAAGTTGCTGATTATCAATTTTTCCCCATAAATGGGGAAAACTACTCGTTGTATATTATATTTCCGTTTTTACTGAAAATCCTTCCATTTTATCGGAAACAAACTCAGCCTTGTTCCACCCTGCAATCATGATCTTTGTTACGTGCTTCATGCACGTATGTTTAACAATTAAATACTATAAAATTATGGGTGGTGATAAAATCGTCCTTTTAGATGGAGCCGGAGCTAACGGTGGTGGTGCAGCCACTAACGGTCTTCTTTCAATGATTCCCGGCATGTTTGCTAATTTGATAGGTGGTAATAAAATGGATCCGAATCTGGTGGCGGCTTTGATGAACGGTCGTAACAACCAGGACGGTTTCGGTGGGGCTAACGGTTGGTGGCTCTGGATAATTGTTTTGTTCTGGCTGTGGGGTGGACGCGGCTTCGGTAACGGTTTTGGAAATGGCGGTGATTGTTGTGCCAATGGTTTGCCGGCTCAGTTGAATAACGATTACGGTCGTGAACTTTTGATGCAGGCAATTCAAGGTAATCGTAGCGCCATAGATCAGATTGCTTCTGCTTTGAACTGTTCTACTACTCAACTTCAGAACGCTATCTGCAACGTACAGGGTGCTATTGATAAAGTAGCTGGTCAGGTAGGTATGACTTCTCAGGCTGTTATCAACGCAGTTCAACAACAAGGTTGTGAAATAGGAAATCAAATCAGCTCTTGCTGCTGCAATCTGAGTTCGTTGATCAATCAAAGCACTTGCCAGACTCAGGGAATGATTACTCAGCAAGGTTTTGATAACCAGCTTCGCACGTTGGAACAAACCAATGTCTTGCAGAACGGTCTCAACCAAGGTCTGGCTAACAATCGTGAGCAAGCTACAAGCCAATTCAATATCTTGTCTGCGAAACTTGACGCCCAAACCGTTATGATCAACGACAAATTCTGTCAGTTGGAAATGAGGGAAATGCAGAACACTATTGCTCAACTTCGTGAAGAAAAAGCGGCTTTGACAGCTTCGGCATTATCTCAGCAACAAACCCAGAATATCGTTGGTCAATTACGCCCGACGGCCGTCCCGGCCTACCCCTCTTGTTCTCCTTACCAGGCTTATACTTGGGGACAGGTATTCGGAGGAGGTTGCTGTAATAACGGATGCGGATGTAACAACGGATGTTGCAATAACAACGCTGCTGTCTGATTTTATTAAGAAAGGAGGCTAATATGGCTTGTGTTTCTAAAATAGGATCGTTGTATGAGGTGGTTACGAAGAATGTTATTGTCAGTACGACAAATACAATCTTCGGTATTAACCCACGGGCTTGGATCGCCCTTCCGTGTGAGGGTCTTATCCTTCTTAAGATAAGGCAAGTAGTCCCCACAGCCGGAAGTGCTCTACCGGTACAGATTGCGGTCCCGGCAAACAGCACAGTTTCAACAGTAGGAGCCGACACCTGTTGCTCGGTTACGGGAGTGAATGTCGTGAACCCTATTAACGTAGCTGTAACGGGTGCTGCTATGGTAAATGGCACAGAACGCCTTCTGTACTTCAATAAAGTTCGTGGCGTGTTAAGATTAATGGATTGTTGTGTTCCGACAACAACAGCCCAGGCGTCTGAAGTTAAAGCAGGTAAATGATTTCAGTAGGGTGATGAAGATCATCACCCTATTTTCACCTAACTAATATTTTGATCATGTTTTCAGATTTGAAGAAAGGGTTTCAGGTACATACCCTTGATACTAATACAGTACCTAAATACGAATTGGGAAAGGTAGTAGCCGTATCCGAACCCAGGTATCTTCCTCCTCAGCCAGGTCAGTATCAGGCGATGCAGACCCGCGTGGTGGATCTGACGGTAGAGCTCACTGGCGAAACCAAGACCTATACGGTCCCGGAATCCCAGAATGTGGCTAAGGCTATGGGCATAACATTATCTACCAGCATAGATCCGATTATGAACGAACTGAATGCTATAAAAAACACCAGTCAAGACATAATAAACAGCGTAGATGCCCATCGTGCCAAGATAGAGGCTTGTGAATCTATATTAGAAGACATCAATCCGGCATTCAAACAAACGAGAGAGCAGGATCGTAAAATAGCTGGTATAGAAAATAAGGTGAATGACCTTACTGATTCATTCGAAGATTTAAAGAAGTTAATTGTAGAACGTTTGAAATAAGTGTAATATGATAGTATATGATTTAAATTCAGGACACAGAGAATATCCTGGATATGACGAGATAGAAGACAGACGAGGTGGAGGCAGAGGCAGAAGCCGGCGTTCTGATGGGACGTACATGGGGTACGGTGGTGGTATTTACGACCATTACGGTATGCATGAGAAGATGAAGGAAATGGAAGAACGCGAAAACGAGCTGGAAGAAAGGGAAAGAAGGCTTGAAGAGCGCGAACGTCGTCATGAAATGGAGGACCGGGAATACCGGAGGATGGGTTACGAATCCTACCCGACCGATTACTATGGAGACGACAGATACTACGGTGACGGACCTCAGATGCGTAGAGGTCGCGGACGTGGCAGAGGTCGTTCTTATTGAGGAGCAGACGCAGAGGATCCAGCTTATCAGAAATATGTAGACACTTACGGCTATCATTTCTCTAATGAACTTGCTGACGAAGCGGTAAAGAAGATGGTCAACGTCGATGGATCCAAGAGGATCTGGAAGCAGCCGGAAATAAAAGATATTTTTGAAAAGTGCGGAGCGAAGAAGCCGGATAAAGCGACATGGGGCGATGTCCAATATGTCTTTGCAATGTACTATTCGGATGGTTTTCCGAAGGTCTTCAAATGTGAGAACGAGTTGGTGAAAGCTACGTTAATGTATTTGGATGATCCGGATGCTCCCGAAGGAGTAGCCTTTATAAGATGGCTTGCCGTGCAAGATTACCTCGGCGAAAAAATAAACTGGAAGGATCTGACCTGAGATCCAGATCCAGGTCCTTCCGGTGGTGCGGGAGCCATAGTAAAAAATATGATTCCCGCATTCCCGTTTTTCCCGTTTGAAAAAAAAAGGAATAAAAATATTATACCGGTCGGCGGGCAATAGAATACCCGTGGCCGGTTTGTTTCACATAACTTTTTTTGGGATATGAATATAGCACACGAATCTAAATCGAATAAAACCCCATTGTATTTAATAGGAGAGTTGATTGGCGTACCGAATACGGTTATGGACTCAGCATTGCATGAACTGAAAGATAGAATAGACAAAGACCCTAAATATAAAGATGTTAAAAATTGGCTCGAATCTTTACCCAAGATCTGAACCTATTTTTTTTTCAATACCAGGCCCGATGCGATTTTAACGTATCGGGTTTTTATTTTAATTCATATTGTTTTATTTTAAATCTAATTAATTCATGAATGTCGTGTATAATCATAGAATTGTAACTATATTTGCCTTTAAATAATTAAACGATGCATAAAGCTTTCAAATACAGAATATATCCTAATAAGTCTCAGAAGGTGTTGCTTTCTAAGACTTTTGGATGTATCCGTGTAATTTGGAATGCTAATGTCGAATCTTTCAATTCTTATGATAAGGATAGTAATCCTAAACCTAAAATCATTATTAAATCTGATTTAATAATCGACAAGCCGTGGTTGAATGAAATCTCTGCCGCTGCTATACAACAAAAGATAAGGGATTTTCAAGAAATTACCAATCAGTTTTTCTCTAAAACAAGAAAGAAGAAAATAGGCAGACCTTCTTTTAAAAAGAAATCTGGAAACCAATCTTATAGATTACCTAATCAAAAATTCTCATTAAAAGACAATAAGATAAGATTAGAGAAAATAGGATGGGTTAAGATATCTATTGATAGGAATATACCTGATAATTCAAAGATGTTGTCATGTACGATATCAATGAATTGCTGTGGTCAATATTTCGTTTCTATTCTTGTTGATGTTGTTATACCGAATAAGGGAAAGACTGGTAAATCAGTCGGAATAGATTTAGGATTGAAATCTTTTGCTACATTGTCTGATGGAGTTGTGATTGATAATATCAAGTTTTTCAGAGAGAAACAATCTGAAATAGCTAAAATACAAAGACATTTAAGTAGAAAGAATAAAGGAAGTAACAGACATAGAAAGAATAAAATAAAAATAGCAAGATTGTATAACAAGATTGCTAATAAGAGAAACAACTTTCTTCATAATGTTACCACTTCGCTTGTAAATAATTATGATGTTATTTGTATAGAAGATTTAAATGTTTCTGGAATGTTATCGAATCACAAATTAGCTAAAGCTATATCCGATACAAGTTTCTCAATGTTTAGAAGCATGTTGGAATACAAATGTAATTGGTATGGAAAAGAACTTGTCGTAATAGACAGGTTTTATCCATCATCAAAAACATGTTCCAAATGCGGATGGAAGAAAGAAGACTTAACTTTATCAGATAGGGTTTTCAAGTGTGAAAATTGCGGCATTGAAATAGATAGGGATTTGAATGCTGCAATAAATATACAGAGGGTAGGAGTTGATATCCTCTATAATCGGATGCAGAGGGATGAGGTTACGAATCTCAATGAAGCGTCTATAATGGAGTAGTAATTATTATGTTTTACTATAAAATTTCCAACTATGGAAAATAAGGAAGATTACGTTGGTTACGAGGATCAAGAACTGTGTAACCGGTATTACAAAGAGGCTGAAGCCATGAGGCAAAAGCAGGACTGGTCTCGGCTTAGGGCTGTCCCTGCTCCGGCCAAGGGAACGCCATCGCCCGGCTGGGGTCAGCTTGGACGTGGAAATGATGTCCGTGTTAAGTACGTTAGCATCAATTCAGGATTAGGAGGGGATAGGTTATGACTGTAGAAGAATTGGCTAATAAAAGATATGGTGGCGAATTTGTCTTCATGCTTGGTCATTTGGAAGGTGTAACAAGATTCGTTTTTGAATGTTTCGATCCCAGACCTGATCACGAAGGTAAAAATACTTATATGGTTTCCTATTTTGATAAGGGACTTCGTAGAAGAGATGTGGTAGATGTGCCGTGTTATATGAATATTTTGCCAAAATAATGGAAACATTAATCTTAGATGTACCTGTATTTTCCGGTAAGATTATTTCTCCTATCTGGATTAAAGCCGTAAGAGATTTTCAATCCAAATCGAAGACAGAAAGAGACTCGTATTGTTTGATTTGTGGATGTACAGGAGGGTGTAACTTGTGCGATGATATAAGTAAATATAGGATTTCAGAACAATTAAAATATTACAAATAATGGAATTAAAAGATTCAGTCAGGGTAATGACTAAAGAAGAGTTCGAATCAGCAATCAACGAAGATATTAAATTCGTTGAAGGAATTAAGCATTTTTTTAAACATGATGATGCTACGATGTATAATAAAGAAATAGTAATATGCGCCGCCATCTGGGTAAAGGACGGCAAGAAGCGTCCCCATCAGCCCATCAACATACCATCCGGCACCGTGTTCTGTGGATTGAGACATTGTTCTATCATTTCTCAGTTTGTAGCTTATGGTGTTGCTCATAAGAACCGTAGTGTGCAAGGATTTTTGACAAGCAAGAACCGGTTTCTAACAAGAGAGGAAGCATCTGAACTTGTTAAGAACAATAATCAGGAAATGGTAGTAGACAGGAATGCCATTAGAGAACAATTGTATTCAGAAGATCTATATTAACTAAAAAACAAAATAAAAGTCGGATGCATAAGTTATCCTACTTTTCCGTATATTTGTGGCATGGCAAGAGGTTATTATTGGATACCGCAGACAGATGAAACGTTAAATGGCATAAGCTATTACGTTACTAAGGTAGTAGGAGATATAGTGTTTGATACTAAACGAAAAAGAATAGTGTTTCAAACTACCAGGTATTTCCCAGTAGGCTCCGTATTCCATTTTACTCACAACTGCTTTAAATACGTCATAACCTGCCGGCTCCGTAAGCCTGGGCTGTGGTATGAGGCAAGGAGGGAAGACTGCGGGCCAATTGGACCGGATGATGTGGAAAGGTTCGAATCAGGAAGGTTTATACACCGAGATGGGTACATGCATTACATATAAGCTGAACTTGACGATTTTTCGTCAGATTATAATTTTTTTTCATATTATTTTTAAGCCATCAGACTGAGAAGTTAGGTGGCTTTATTTTTTATGATATGCTTGATTTTTAACTACCTTTGTCTCATAACAAAAATGTTTTACTATGACATCAACGTGTATTATTAAAAGAGATAATAAAAAGAAAGTTGTTTCTGTCTCTACCAGATCAGGGGACAGGTCTATGTTGTTTGATAAAATAGCATCTGTTCCTCTTATGGAGAACAGGGAGCGGGCTACTACTGTTTTTAAAACCGTATTTTCCAATAAGTTCTTAAAGGCTTTTGGCGACTGGAGAAAGAGAGTGCCTATCAACAAACCGGCTTATAATAAGGTAAAATCCAACATCGATCTTATTCCGGAAGCCTATAGAGAAAGGGTGCTGGATAAGGCGTCTAAGATGAGTAACCCTGTTCTTGTGTCAAAATCAGATGCACCTTATGAAATCCAAGAATCGGGCTTTGGATTTTACAGCCAAGATCTGGGTGATAATATTATGTTGGTGGATGCTATGGTTCCGTCAAGTATTTCCGTACCGGAAGGACCTGGAATAGACGCCGGGCAGTATCTACAAGATGCTATATCTTCGGACTTTACTCCCGTATCTATGGTACAGGATAAGGGTGTTAATTATATGGTTATAAAAGACGGTCTTAAGATATTTAGCCCAGAAGAGTTACCACAGACAGATTCTAATCCTGTGGGTGTAACGTATCAGACCGGAGAGCCTCGTTTGTTTTTCATGAATGATCGTAATCAATTATTTGAAGATTACGGAGAAGCTCTTCGCTCTGGCGGGAATGATATTAGAATAGGATTCTTATCCGGCACCGTTCAAGAATCTGCCGTGGATGGCGTGGCAGACATTACTTACAAGGCTGGAAAGTATGTTCTTAATAATCCCAAATCTTTTATACCGGTCATGACCGCTTCTGCTTCTACTTCTTTATCAACAAAAGGTGGTATAATTAACTACCTTATAAAGAAAGGTCTTTTGTCCGGATCTAAGATATTCGATCCTGAAACAAGAAGCTATTATCTTACAGGAGAAGGTCATACAGGACAAATTAGACTTTTCAATTCAGCCTTATCCTACACCGAGCTCCGTAATCATTTTGGTTCCGATGTTTCCATGAACGACCAAGGTATGATAACCATAAGCTCGTTGGATAACAGTAAGGTAACTATGAGACTCGCCACCGGAGGAACGGAAAGGGTTAGTAGGGAACAGATAAAGAACGATCTCAAGTCAGGAAGATACAATGAATTGGACGCCAAGTACGATCATTTTGATGCGCTTGTAGTTTCATTCATATTAGAAGACAACGATCTTTATGCTGATACTAAAGCTAAGATCGTATCAGATTATAGCAGGCAGGAACGTGACCAACGAAATTCTATTGTCGAGATACTGAAAACTCTTGGCGTTAGTGTCATAGGTATGACCGACTATATAGAGAAGTACCAAACCAAATACGGGCATGAACCTTCTGCTAAGGCATTGGCGGATATTGCCAATAACGTAATAGCAGTTGGTGAAGATGCTACTTTATCTGATTTAGTAGAAGAAACAGCCCACTTCCTTGTAGAGGCATACAGAGATCAGAATGCTGTTGAGGCTGTTCTGCAAGATGTGGAAGGTACGGAAGAGTGGAACCAATATGCAGGTCAGTATTATAATACATACGGTAAAGTATATGAAGGAGCTGAGCTTGATAATGCTGTTAGGAGAGAAATTCTTGGAAAGATCCTCGCCAGGGAGATGCAGACCGGCACAGCACAGGCGCCGGTAGAGCCCACCTCCTTCCTGGGGCGCGTCCGGCAGCTTTTCTCTGGAATCGTAAGCTGGCTTAAATCAGCTTTATCAACCCAAAGACAAGATTTGAATAACGTTATTAAAAACATTCGTGATCTTGCCATTACTGACATAGATAAAGGATTTGACACCTCTCTGTTAAAGGATAATGACTTTACATTATACTCCCTTTCTTCTATGAACAAGAACAAGTTTCTTGAGTCTAAGATCCTGGCATTAAGGAAAACATTAAGAGACTTACGTCAGATAAGCTCTGATAGGGCTGTAACTACGTCTATGACCCTTGCTCAGCTTAAGACCATAGAAGATAAGATAAATAAGGTAGAGACCGAAATAGACAAGAATGAGATGGCGGCTGCCATGAACAGCATGATCTCTACAGCCGAAGCTCAGGTCAGATACTTAAGCAATGTGGTGAACACCATCCTTCATGGTGATACCAAAGACGGTAAGCTTCACTTCAATACCAATGATCGAAAGAACGTAGATATTATCAACAATCAGGTTCTTCCGATCATGAACGATCTTCGAGGATATATCCGTAACAGAAGTACCGAATTTGATGAACGTGAAAAGCAGGATTATACAAATAGGATCAATACCGTCATTGCCGACATCAATGGTATTCAGTCTGATATTAAATCAGTACAAGACCTTGATGAAAGTACGTTGCTTGATAAGTTAATGAACGAACTTCATGTGCCGGCAGATAAGGTAAAGAGAGTAAAAGAATTTTTCGACAAGGTTCAACACGATGTTTCTTGGATAAGTAGGTGGTTCGGTATATTAGAGCATTCTTCCAGTCCGTTCAATAACGCTCTTGGAGCTATGATTGCCAAAGACAATTACAATGCGATGGTGAATGCCCAGCCCGCCATATCCGATTTCCTGGCATATGCGAAAAAGCATGGTTTTAACAAATCTGAATTTGAAAAACTGCTTCAGAAAGTAGACGGCAAAACTTCTAATTACCTTCGTAGTGCTCTTGATATGGCTAAATACGATCGTAATAAGAAGCTGGCGCAGATGCGAGCGTTTGCGACTGCCATGAACATAGAGATATCAGAAGAAGAAATTGGTGATGTGGTTGACAATAACCGTAATTACGTATTTAAAAGAGAAGTAGTTGACAAGGATGGAAATACGGTTACTGAAAACGCTAAATTCAAACCATCGTCTGATAGGGTTAATACCGATATTTTTACCATCGAGCAGGAAAAGATCTATACAGAGCAGATGGAAAAGTGGGATGCTGAAAATTCGGAACTGGAATTTAGCGAAAGTTATGCCACAAGAATGGAATCCATATACAAAAAGGCTGAAGAAGAATTAGGGTATCCGGTTTCTCAAACAACCAAAGAATATCTTAATGCCCTATCCCGGCAAAAACGGATATTGAGGCAGCCTTTTATTGATAGCGGTGGTAATTTTGATGAGGTTGCCTATTTTAAAAGCAGCAATTACGAAGAAGAAGGACTGCTTCGTAAACAACGTAAGGAAGCAGCTTCAGAATACATATATGTAGGAACCAGGAGAGTGGAAAAAACCGGCGACCAACTTAAGATGGCCAAAGAAATACAAGCTATAAATGAAGTTTGGAGAAAGGAATCAAATAATGCCACTAATGCCGTATCAGAATCGTTTTTGCAAAAATTAAGAACGATTCAGAGCGAGTCTGGAGGAGAAGCTGCGCTGAAGACACTTATGTTGGGAGGTCACCTGTCATTCAACGATCGGTTTTGGAATGATGTAGAATCAGAACAGTCGGCACGTACCGAATCAAATAACAAGGCTTCGTATCTTAAAATGGCGCATGATATCATTAGTTCTACGACAAGTGATAGAGATGCGACTGACGTGGATTCTATTGTGAAAGATATAGAAAAAAATAAGGCTATTATCAAGGAAATAATCGGAAACAATCGCGATGTGGCTGATATCGGAGAAATTAACGAAGCGACATTTACCTCATCCGAAAGAGATGCTTTTAGGGCCGCATCTGAAGCTATTGAAGCCGATTACGCTATTTTGATAGATTATGCTAAGATGGTGGGTCTTGAAGATATTGATAAGTACCTTACTAAAAGCAGTAAGGCTGAAAACGAAGTAAATCAGTCTTATTTAAATGCTCTTGCTGACTCCAAGGAAGTGGAATGGAAGTTCGTACAACGTCATACTACGGCGAAGAAAGCAAAAAGGATTCAGGCTTTAAGGGATAAGCTGTTTAAGGCTGCTGATAACCGATATCTGTTTACCGTATCTGAAACCAACTACCTGTCAGAAAAGCTTGGTATAAGCAAAGAATTAGACGGTAGAGATTTCAGGAATGCTGTTAATGCTAAGATGGCCAGCTTATTTTTAAATAATACAAGAGAAGAGGGCGTAGAAGAAGCTAATGCTATTGTTAATGAATTTGCCAGAAGCCAGGTTTTTTCGTACTATAAACGCATGGCGCCTACCGGATATGCAGCTATGATCGACAAAATCGGTCGAGGTGAGATAGATGTGGCGCAAATGGTTAAGGACGTACAAAACGGTACATCCACCCAAGATTATGGCATGGACATATCGTACTTGTCTTTCGACCCTGCAAGGGCATGGGTGGCTGAATCTGAAGCCGAAAATAGCGGTCGTAATCCTGATTATGTAAAAGATCATGGGTATGGTCATCGAATGCCTAAGAAAAGCCTGTATCGTGACGAATCGTATTTCAATGACTTTGGTATCAAGTATGATGCTGACGGTAATGAGGTTGCTACTAAAAACGTAGAGCAGTGGAATATGATTCAAAAACTCAAGGAAATAAAAAGACAATCCCTTGATCTATACAAAGAGCAGAGCCCGAACCTGTATGCTATTCCACAGATATCCAAACAAGATATAGAACGTGTAGAAGGATTGGGTATTAACTTCAAAAATACGGTTCGTAATTTTGTATCAGATCTGTGCCTGGACAGAGTAGACGATTCTCTATATGGTAAGACCAGGCAAGGAGAAGTGTATGATCCAGAAGACAGGCTTAGGTCTATACCTAAATACTACATATATGAATTGGAGAACCAAGATGATGTATCTCACGATTTTGGCTACTCTTATTCGATGCTTATGATGCAATCATCGTTATACAACGAAAAGCAGAAGTCTATAGAGCTTGCCCAAGGACTGGAGCAGATGTTACTAAATAAACAATTTGAAGGTGGTAAAAAGGCTGAAGCAACCCAAGCATATCAGATATTCAGGGACTTCTTCAACGATCATTATTATGGCATTAGGATGAACACCAAAAAACTTACGGTGAACATCGGAGGATATACGGTAGACCTTACAAGAATTATGATGGCTGTTGAAAGATTTATGTCGGTTATGAACTTGGCACTGTCTCCGTTTGTGGCAGCTACCGGCGCCCTGACAGGCCATATCAACCTCATCATGGAATCAGCCGTAGGACAGTATATAAGCAAAGATTCCCTTAAATACGCATCGGCTGAGTTTTCCCGTCTTGCGCCATCTTGTATAGCAGAAACCGGAGACATAGATAGGAAAAGCAAATTATATGTCATAGGTGAGAGAATGGGGATATTCAATATCCGAAATCGTATGTATGGTGCCGGATATAATAGAGTGGCCAGGACCTTAATGCGTTCACCTATGTATGCTTTTATGGAAATCCTGAACTACCCTCTTGATCCGCAGGTTATGATTGCTACTATGGACAATGTTCGTTATTACAAAGGCCGGTTCTACACGTTCCAAGATTTCAAGATGGAAAAAGAACGCAATAAAGAACAGAGTACCATAAAAAGAGAATGGAATGCATTAAAAGATCGTACTTTATGGAGTATGGTAGATGTCGTGGATGGGAAGGTGGTTGTAAAGCCCGGATCGGGTGTTACTGTTGAGGAAGTTGAAACCCAGATGGCTATAACCAGAAATCAAGTTCGTAGCTTGTCGCAGA